CGAGCATGGTGCGGAGCACTTCATCGTCGCACTCACGAATGGCGCGCTCGACGGTGGCCTTCTTCAGGTCGTTGTACGGGTAGCCGTGCTCGCGCGCCCAGCCAAGGAACGCAGCGCCGGTCATCGGGTTGGAGAGGCCGGTGTCGCGCTTCAGCAGGCGCACCAGGCGGGCCTTCTCGTTGGCGCCCATGATGATCGCCTGCTCGACGAAGCGCAGATCCACGGGCATGCCGCGGCGGTTGATCTCCTGGTCGAGACGCCACAACTCCCACTCTTCGTCCGGTACGACGATCTTCGACAGGCGCGTGCGGATGCTGCGCTCGGTGGTTACGTCCTGGCGGCAGTAGCCGCAGAACTCTTCCCACTCGACGGGGTGGCTCTTCCAGTCGTTGAACGTGCCGTCTTTCTTCGGGATGCAGAAAAGGCGAATGAGCGCCTTGCCGCGAGGATTCTTGAGCAGATGCTCGGGCAGGCCCAGTGCCTTGCCGGCGAACTCCAGCGCGCCGGGTAGCGACGCGTAGAGCGCGCAGATCATGGTGTCGCGCCAGTTGACTACGTTCTTCGCGCCGAGCGTGTGCTCGGTGATGGCCTCTTCAAAAGGGGCATTCCATGCCCACTTGCGCACATGCGGATCGCGCATAGCCTCGCGCAACTCCGCGGGCGCCTTGCCGAGATGCGGCTGCCACAACTGCACGGGGCCGTCATCGAACGCGTAGGCTGCCATGAGCACGCGCGCGGAGTCGTGGCGGGAGTACGCGAAGAGGCCCTCACCGAAGAGGTCGATCTTGCTTCGGGTCTCATAGTCGAGCGAGAGATCGGTCACAGCCCGCAATCCTTGTTGAGTTCGAGGTAGATGCGGCGGCCGATCCAGGTCACGACCGGCACCGGCCAGCTATTGCCGATGGCCTTGAAGCGCACACCATCGGACGCGGGCTTGCCCTTGAACGTCACGTTAGTGTGCGAGCCATCGAATCCCATCAAGCGCTCGGCTTCATTTGGTGTGATCCGTCGCAAGACGACGCGCCCAAAGCTCTCCGTCAACGTCCCAGCCGTACTCATATTCTTCGTCCTGAGTCGGTCCAGGACACTCACACTCGCCGAAGTCAATTCCGCAATTCGGGCAGTCTCCGTCCTCGTTGCAGTCGGCGGAGAACACAACCCTTCGCCAACCGCTATCACCGGGAACCGCTGCTTCTCCGGCAACATCTGGCCCTTGTAGAGCACCGCATCGAGCGTCTGGCTCACCGCCCTTCCGTTCCACCATGTCACTTCCCCTTGCTGGTGAGTCGGCGCAGAATCCCGGCGCACGCCTTCACGCTCAAAAAGAACTGCTCGGGGATCGAAGTCCTGTCGAGCACTCGCGACAACGAACACGCGACGGCGACGTTGGGCCACTCCGAAATATTCGGCGTTGAGGACCCGCCATGCGATTGCTCGCGTGGGTCCAAGCACATAACCAGCGTCCGGCCATTTCTTCCCTGCCGGCTTGAGTTCGACATCTTCTCCGGCCAGCAATCCGAGAAAGCATCCGAAGGCGTTGTCTTTGGTGTCGAGGACGCCTGGGACGTTTTCCCAAAAGACGACGCAGGGTTCGTCGCCGCGCTCGGCACGTTGTTCGTCGATTGCATTGGCAACCTCGCAGAAAGAGATGGTGAGGGCGCCGCGGTCATCATCGAGAGACTCGCGCTCGCCGCCGAAAGAGAAGGATTGGCAGGGCGTTCCGCCGCAGAGCAGGGCGGGTGCGTGTACTTCGCCGCTGCGCACGCGCGCGGCCAGGGTGAGCATGTCGCCGTGGTTGGGGACGTTCGGGTGGTGATGCGCGATCACGGCACTCGGGAAAGGCTCGATCTCGCTGACCCATGCCGGCTTCCATCCGAGGATGTGCCAGGCAACCGATGCGGCCTCGATGCCGCTACACACGCTTCCGAAGTCCATGCTTCACCTTTGTCGTATTACCGCGGGAACCGCCGGCTGACGAATCAACCGGCGGTTGAGTTTACCGCCTTATGCGAACGGATCTTCGACTTCGGCACCGTTCTCGTCATCGCCGAACGCACCGCTCACGTCGTCGAACATATCGTCCGCGGACTGACGGGTACGGCCGGAGCCGAGCTTCTCGCCGTCCTTCACGAACTGCACGCCAAGAAGATTCGCGTTGATGCGACGACCGAACTGGTTGTCCTGCGCCCACAGGCGGATCTTGCCGTTGACGACACAGCCGGGGTAGATCACGTCGTCATCTTCGACGAGCGGCGAGCGCTTCTGATCCACGACGACAGGACGCGAGTCCTCCGACGCCGACAGCACCCAGTACCCGACCTCTTCTTCGCGACCGCCAGCGTCGCCGTCACGCAGACACAGCTTGTCGGCGGGCGGCAGCTTCTTGTCCTTGTAACTGTCGGCGGCCAGTGCCTTCATCGCAGCGGCGATCTTCTGCACGAGCGGCATCTGCGTTTCCTTCGACAGAAGGAACTTGGCCGAATACTTCGCCTTGCCCTGACCCTGGAAAGAGAACGGCTCGAACAGGTGCGGGTAGGAGATTCGGACGCCGGCCAGGTTGATCTCGTAGTTGTTTTCACTCATGTCGCTTTACTCGCTTTAGATGTCATCGTCGGGATTAGCAACGTCGTCGAACATGTCGTCCGCCGTCGCCATGAATGCCTCACGTTTGTCACTGACGTGCGCTAGGGTTGGTTTGCCCTTCGGCTTGTCAGTGAAGGCCGCGAGGCCAGCCTTTTTCTTCTTGAGTTTCTTCTCGGCTTCGGTGAGGCCGATAAGCTCGGGTTCTTGGAACGGGTCAACGCCGTTGACTTCGAGGTATTCCTTGTAGCCAGCCTTGTCCTTGATGACGCGGTTCGAGCGGCCTTCCACGAGCTTGTGCTCGGGCACCTCCTGCGAGTGCATCAGCATGTGGACGGCGCGGTGCGAGACGGCTTCGAGGAAGTCCTCAATCAACTTTCGGTTGAGTAGCACGGCCGAAATTTCACGTGCCGACATCACAGCTACCTCCGGCGCGGAGATCGGCCAGGAGGACTCGTCCGCAGACGGATCGGTCATCTCGGCAGTGAGATCCTCGAACATACCCTTGGCGAGTTCCTGCGCACGCAGTTCCAGGGCCTTGCACGTCGGCTTGCGCTTGCAGAACTTGCATGCCTTCTCGTCGGGGTTGTACGGGGCGCCCGGCGAGTTGGCGAGCGTGAAGCGTTCGAGGATGTAGCGACCGATGGCGCGCAACTCGTCAGCCGTGGTCTCCCACACGTCGAAGTGGTCGAGACGCGGCTGTGCGATGCGCACGATCACCTTATCGAAGGCGTAGAGCCAGTCGTGCTCTTCGATCACGCCGAGCGCGTAGAGGATCGCCTGGTAGTTCTTGTGCGCGTAGACCTTGACGCCCTTGCCCCACTTCAAATCCGTGATGACGAGCGTGCCGTCGTCCTGGATGACGAAGTGGTCGGCCGTGCCGAACTGGTCGGGGATCGGCGTGTAGCGCGAGATGTTGACGCGCACCTCGACGTAGTGCGTACCCTTGATGCTGCGGCACCAGTCGATAGAGCGTTGCAGCATCTCCGCATCTTCGTCGGTCCAGTAGTACGAGGGATCTTTGCCGTCGCTGTCGGGCACGCCGCGGGTGTCAGGGACGAGCGACCACTCTTGCTCCGACATCTCGGTCGGGTCCATGAACTGTATGGGGCGCATGCCGACGAACGCCTCCGCCTCCATGTGCGACGAGTTCAGGCATTGCTCGTGGATGTAGTGCGCGATGGTGCCTTCGACGGCGGGCCAGGAGGCCGTGTCGAGCAGGCCCGCGCACGCGAGGTAGCTCGCCGGGCAAGTGATGATGCGGTGCGAACTGGAGGGTGAGAATGAAGCGTGCGTGCCGGCCATCAGGATTCTCCGCCAGCGAACGCGATGACGTACTCGAACAGCCAAAGCTCTTCAGCGTGGTAGTTCCACCGGCCCTTGGCCCAGTGCTTGAACACGACGATCTTCTTGTCGCCGTCGTCGGTGATAGCGACGACGTGAACCTTGTGCGCGAGGTGTCGGTAGGACCTACCGACAGTTACGGGTTTGTGTGCCATTAGCGGAACGGCTCCATGATCGACAACTGCCAGCCCTTGCCGGCGCCGAGTCGCGAGCCGTTGACCGGCTTCGTCAGAGTGATCGGCTCGGGACACACTGCGAACTGCACGCCGCGCTCGATGGCGTCACGCACGGCTTCGAGCAGGGTTTCTTTCGAGTGGTGCGTTTCGATACAAACTGCTGCGCCCGTCATTGGATACTCAACTGTTAGTTGTTTTGAACTGCGGCCTGCAATACCAGACGAAGGCCATTTGCCCGCGCCTTTTCAAACAGGCCGCAGTTCAAAACACGCCCCGTATCGCCGGGGCCACGCGGACATTTTCGAGTCCAACCTGGGAACTCCCTGGCTGGTCTTTACCTCCGGCTGTCGCCGTGTCGGATCACGCCCGTACTAATGGGAACGCAACGCTCCGACTGCCGATGTTATTTATCGCTGCGTGAGGCGGGGACCGCCAGGGGAAGCGGAACCTCACGCAACGGCTCAGATCACGCCACCTTCGGCTGGGCGTGTACTACTGACGTTCTGTTACGCGGCCAGGGCGCTCTCGCCGAACCAGGATTCGCGCTGACAACCATCCCCGGCGGCGTAGCGCACCAGGTAGGTGTTCTCGCCGTGCGTGTACTCGGCGCGACCGATCACGATGCCCTTCTCTTCACTGAGGGCCATGCGGACTTCCTGCCAGAGACCGAATGCGAAACTGTTCATGGATTAAAGCTCCGGTTCTTGGGCCGCGGCGATCTTCGCGTTGGCTTTGGTGATGAAGTCGGCGAACTTCGATTCCGGCAGTTCCGCCACCTTGGCGACGCCGAAGGTTGCGATGAACGCCTTGGCGTCATCCATGCTGGTCGTGTCGCGCAGCTTCAGTGCGGTCTCGCGCACGTCGTCGAGCGTGTACGTGCGGCCCGGCTCGCCTTCGTCGTCGCCGAACACGTCGTCCGACTTCTGCGAGGTCTCAGCGGCGGCAGGCTTGGTCTGCACGCCCTTGGCTGCGTCGTTGTTGAACTTGTCGTACTCGGCCTTGGTGATCTCGTTCCAGGAGCCGCTCGGGGCGACGCCGGAGGTCTTGAGCACCTGGCCGCTGTCGGCGGACTTGTAGTAGCGGGTCTTGGGGCGACCGCCGACGTTCTTCTCGCCCGTGGCGGCTGCGACCGCTTCGGCGGCTGCGGCAGCGGTGACGGTTACGGCGGTGACGTTGGCGACGCCGCCACCGTTCGCGACGAGCACGCCGATCAGGGTGTCGATCTTGTTGCCGAGGGCTTCGAGTTGCTGTTCGAGTGACATATCGTTTCTCTGCTTGATGGTTTATCGGAAGGTGGGTGTTGCGCGTTACGGTGTCGAAGGTACGGTCGAAGTGGGCATCGTCTGGTTGTCGCCGTAGGTGACGTTGCAGTCGCCGCTCACTTCCTTCAGTTCGCCGGTCTTGGCATCCTTGAAGTAGTAGCCGTCAGCGCCGGCCTCTGCGCGCTCCACTTTGCCAGTGGAGTAGCCGTCGTACACAAGCGTGCCGCCGGACCAGCAGATGACGTGCGCGCGGTCGCCGAGTGCGAACATCTTCGCCGTCGTGGCGTCGGTGCAGGCAGCGAGCGAGCAGTACGCGATGAGCATCGCGATGGTGAGGATGGTTTTCATCGGGTGTCCTTTACGGAGCGGACTTGTGCCGCATGGTCGAAGGCTGCATCCACAGCGGCGGCATTCCGGCGGGATCGTAGGGCTTGCGCCCACTCTTCAGGCGCTTGGCCTGGGCACGTTGCGTGCGGGCCTTGCAGTGCGTGCCGAGCAGACGGCCCGGCTGGTTCATCGGGTTTCGCGGGTTGAAGCGTGCAGCGAGGAACAAGTCCTTCAGGGTGAACGGTGCCAGTGCCATGTTGTCGGTTTCCTTGGGTTGTCGGTTTACTTGATGCGTTCGACGAGATCCATTGCGCTCTCGGTGTCGTGAAGTTCGCGACCGTTGAGACAATGCACTTCGTAAAAGTCGCCGAGCAGTGCGTCGCGATGAACGACGAGGAACGGGTAGCGCGGCACGTCCTCGATTCGGTGCAACTTCGCGACGATCTCGGCCTTGTTGCCGTTGCGCGTGCGGTAGTGGCCTCCGACAACGAAGGTCAATCGCTTACGCGCCTTCTTCTTGACTGTTTTCTTCGTTGCCATGTCGATCTCTCGGAAGGAAATTTGAGACCCCGTATCGTGAGGTTGACCGCCGGGTTATCAACGGGGTAGCGAGCCGCCGTCTCGACCGGAGGGTCCGCATTGCCTTTATCGGCTAGAAGCAGCACGCCCAGCATGCGCGGCGTATCTGCTCCGTGGCCTTACTGGGTACTGGCCCTGCAACCGCGGGCGCCAACTGGTCGCGGCCCCGAGGTGTTGCCATCTGAACACACGTCATTTAGGCTGTCAACACCCCGATGGGAAATCAACTGACGGTTGACAGATGACCAAGACCTCCGAACATATCGAACGCACCATCCGCGCGTGTGCGCTCGAACTGCACCCCAGCGGCGAATTGCAGCGCTTGGCAAAAGAGATGGGCGTAACGCCCAAAGTGTTCCGCTCCTGGTGGACGAAGGGGCGCGTGCCGAAGGTGAAAGCGGACTGGCTGGAGCAGCGTTTCAGCGCAATCGCCACCGCTTCCACCTTGATCGGCTGAGACCCCATGACCTCATTCAAGCAGCGCGCCGTCTCACTCGTTGAGAACGGCTACGGCATCATCCCCATCGACGCAGGCTCGAAAGCGCCGCTATTCAAGGACTGGCGCCAATATCAAGCGACAGTTGAGAAGATCGAAAGTCAATGGGCCAGTAACGGCAACATCGGCATCCTCACCGACGCGACGCCGGCCATCGACATCGACTGCCTGGACGAAGCGTTCGCGCTGGAGTTCGAGCGCTACGTCATCGACGTTCTCGGCGAGGCACCCACGCGCGTAGGCCGCGCACCGAAGCGTTTGCTGCTGTTCCGCACGAACGAGCCGTTCCGCAAGATCGACAGCGGCTTCTTCGTCGATGGTGAAGGCACCAAGCATAAGTGCGAGGTGTTGGGCCAGGGGCAGCAGTTCGTCGCGTTCGGCATCCATCCCGACACGAAGAAGCCGTACAAGTGGATCTCACTGGAGTCGCCGGCCGATCTGGTCGTCGAGGATCTTCCGCTGCTCGATCAGGCCACCGCGCAATCCATCGTGGACGAGTTCGTGCGCCGCTGCGAAGCCCGCGGCTGGCAGCGCAAGTCCGATGCGGTCGGCCATCACGAGCAGGACGAGTTCTGGTTCCTGCGCCCCAAGCCCGAAGCGACCGACGATGAGATCGAGGCCGCGGTGCGGCTGTACGCGAACCCTGGCCGCGACTACGACTTGTGGGTGAAGGTCGGCGCGGCGCTGCACGACCACTACCAGGGCGATGAGCGCGGCTTCTCGTTGTGGGATGAGTGGTCGTCGCGCTCGGACCTCTACAGCGAGGAACTGACGCGCAGCAAGTGGAAGTCGTTCGGCCGCTACACGGGCCAGCCTGTCACTATCGGCTTCCTGCTCGGCGCGACGCGCAAAGAGCGCGTTGTCGGCGAAACCAAGAAGAAAGTCGCCAGCGAAGGCGAAAAGCGCGATCCGTTGATGAAGCGCATCGCCGAGTGCGAGGACGCGGACATGCTGCTCGGCGACATCCTGGCCGAAGTGGCGATGGCGGGCCTGGACCCGCTCAGTGAGGAAATGGCGCTCAAGGAGATCAACGCGCGCCGCAAGAAGCTGAAGGCGCCCTCGATCTCGATCCACACGCTGAAGGGCAAGGTGCGCGCAATTCGCGCTGCCGAGACCGATCTGCCGCCGTCGCTCGGCTTGATGCTGGAAAAGGTGCTGGCGGACAAGGTGTTGGAGATGTGCTTCAACAACGGCGACACGCTGCTCTTCTTCGCCGAGATGTGGTGGAACTACCGCAACGGCGCGTGGCTGCGCAGCGAAGAGAACATGGTGGCTTACGCGGTCCAGGAAGCGATCCTGAAGCTCAACGCGGACGCAGACGAGACGACACTGCAACTGGCCGCGCAACTGGCCGAATCGCGCGGTGATCGCCTGGGTGCCATCGTCACCACGGTTGTGACCACGATCAAGCGCATGGTCGGCCGCGAGGGCGGCGATGATCCGCTCAACCTGCGCGCCGACATGGCGCCGATGGTCATCAACTGCACCAATGGTGAGTTGTGGTTCGATCAGGACGGCAGCTACAAGTTCAAGAAGCACCAGGCTGAGCACCATCTCACCTCGCAGATCGCATGCGCCTACGATCCGAAGGCAACGTGCCCGACCTGGGACGGAATGTGCGCGAAGGTGTTCCAGTCGTGCCTCGAAGCCGAAGATGCGATCCGCCACTTCCATGAGGTGTTCGGCTACTTGTTGCAGCCCGACCGGCATCAGGCGATGTGGGTGTTGATGAAGGGACCCGGCGGCAACGGCAAGTCCACGCTGACGCGCGTCATCAGCAACCTCATGGGCAACGAAGCGGTCGTGGCGTGCTCCATCGCAGAAATGGCGAAGGGCGTCAATAGCCACTTCACCGACTCGCTCCAGGGCAAGCTCATGTTGCTGGACGACGATTTCAAGGCGAAGGCGGTGTTGCCGGACGACTGGGTGAAGAAGCTCAGCGAGGCGAAGCCGGTGCAGGCGAATCCGAAGTTCGGTCGCCCCTTCACCTTCACCGCTCGATGCTCGCCCGTGATCCTGTCGAACAGTTGGCCGCAGACGACCGACCTCTCGGACGGTATCCGCCGCCGCGTGCAGGTTTTCGAGACCTCGCACGTCCTGACGGCCGCCGAACGAGATCCGACTGCCCTGCGCACCGTCCTGGAGAAGGAATTGCCGGGCGTGCTCAACCGGCTGATCGCCGGCCTGGTCCGGGTATTGAAGCGCCGGCAGGCGTTCGAGGTGCCCTATGAGTGCGAGGCGGCAAAACAGAAGTGGATCACCATGTCGAACTCGACGACCCGCTTCGTGGCCTTGATGCTCGACCACACCGGCAAGGCGGAGGACTCGGTTTCCTGCACCGACCTCTACGACGCCTACCGACAGTGGGCCAAGCACGACGAGATGAACATCCGCGAGTTGGGCCGCAACACCTTCTACGAGGCGATGGAGGCGGTTGGCCTGAAACGGCGTAACCACTCGGGGTTGAAGAGGTTCGTCGGGGTTTTGCTGAAACCCTCCGAAGCGGTCGATGCGTCCTTCTTCACCAGCTAACCTCGAAAACCCCCTCCCGCGCCAGGTCTCATCGAAAACCCCCGAAAGGGGGTTTTTGCTGTCTGGAGGTTTTCGAGGTTTTCCCATGTGACAAATGTGAGTGTTTTTCTTCTTCTGAATTACATGAGGTAGAAAAGAAAAGATGTAGTAGTGTTGAGTTGATAATAGCTATTCTTCTTTTTCTACAGTAGGGAGTAGGGAAAAAGAAAAACGCCATAACACTCACATGGAAACCCTAAAAAGCTCTGTAAACCCCGTGGGACAAGCTATGAGCATGTGATGGTTCATCTACGCCAGGTGTAGTGCCCGCACACGAAAACCCCGTAAACCCCACGGGGCGGGGTTTACAGCATTCTTGCCCTCCGGCCATGTGACATATGTGAGTGTTTTTCTTGTTCAGCTTGGGGGACTCCCCTAGAAAAGCGAAAAATATACGGCACGACGGCTCAGCGCCCCCGCCCTTGGTTTTACCGCTGGGAGGGACCCGGTTTTCTAAGGCACCTACAACGCGCGCCACGCCACGCGCCGCCAGGGAGCACCCACCCTAGCGACCCATTCGACGCGTGCCCCGTACACGCGCATACACGCAGCCTCCCGCCCATATGAAACCGCCACCCCGAAACCCCACCCACCAGATACCCCGATACCCCGTCGCCCAGGCCACACCGTATCGCACCCCACCAGCCGCGCCCCCACCGGCAAGCGCCCAAAGCAAAACCCCCGCACGGTTACCCGTGCGAGGGTTGAGGTATCGCCTAGCGGTTGATAGCTGCGCCGTGCTCGGCGCCCCTCACATCATGCGGTCAACTTCAGCCACCCATCCCCCAGCCACCACACCACTAGCAGGGCAGCGGCCCCGCCTACGCCATCCGCGCATAGCGCGAGGTACACGCAAGCCACGCCCCAAGCCAGACGGCTCATGCGTCGCCCCCTGCTGCGCCGCTTTCCAGATCATCGGCAAGGCCACGCAACAATGCCGCGCCTTGCGGGTTTACCGCGTCGCCGATGGAGTCCGAATCTAGGACGGCGTGGAGCAATGGCGCCAGCGACGCGCAGCGCGTGCCCGGTAGCCACTGGCCCGCGATACCCGGCACCTCGCCCGCTGGCGTTGCGTTGCGGACACTGGCCGCGCCTTGCGTCTCTAGGATGGCCGTATCTATTCCGGCGCATGCGTTCCAACATGCGACAAGGCGACGCGCGTCGTCCTCCGCGGTTGGCCGCGGCGGAGGCGCCAGCGGGCCGCCGTCCGATACTGCGCGATGCGTCATGTCCGCGACTATGCGGCCATCGCTTGATTCAATGCGCGATCCGCGGCCAACGCGCAAAAGTCTATTGGCCGCTCTGACCGGCGGCGACTGTTCACCGTGTACCCACGTGAACGGTTCGCCCTCTTCATCCTCGCCCGTGATGCGCACGCTTTCGATACTGCGCGCGTTGTAGATCCAACCGGGCAACGCTTCCGAATGGTCGCGCCCAGGCTGCGCGGTTTCGATCTTTTCAAGGAAGCGCGCAGCGATACCGCAAGGATGCGACGCGGGCGAATCCCACCCGCCCACATAATTCATAAGCTGGCGCAGTACGCGAAGCGCCTCGCTGTCATCGCGTGGCGCGATGCGTTCATCGCAAGCGATGCAAGGCGCATCCCCTAGACAATCCGCCAGCGTGACAGCGGCGTCATATTCCGCCAGCGCTTCGTCTGCGTCGCGCTGCGCGTTGTAAAGCTCCGATTGCGTGGCGTGATTGCGAAGTGCGCGCAGCGCGTCGGCGAGTTTGGTCGTGATGGTTTGCATGTTTGCGTTCCTCACTTGTCTAGTTTGATTGCGTAGAGACGGCGCTCGATCCGTCCGAATGTGCCGCGGCGAACGTACACGCAACCGCGGGGCACGACTAGATCCGCGTTCCATGTCTGTTCCTCGCCCTTGCGATGGTTTGGCGCATGGTAGAAACGCGATGAATCCGTAGTCATGCGCACATCACACAAAACGGTTGCGCGCCCCAGTGGCGTAACGTCGCGATACACGCGTAGCACTTTGCACGGCATGAAGCCCGCATGCGAGTGAACGAAAGCAAGCGCGCCAGCCTTTAACGTCGTCGGTTTGCGCTCGCTCATGACAGCACCAACCCGACCACAACGCGATCACAATCGGCAATGTCTCCGCGCTCGTTCACGGGATAGCGCACGACGACACCGGAAAAGAAAGAGTCTGTCTGTACGCCGTGCCACTTCATCAGCGGCGAATCGCTATCAACCGGATGGGCGAACCCGCCGTTAAACTTCGCACGCTCCACGATGCGAACGAATTCCGTCACGTCGTACCAGGTGCCGCGATATTGAAAAAAGCGCACGTCGCAATGCTCGCTTTCATCTATGTAATCGAAGTCCGGGCGATACTTCAGCGGCACCTCATGGAACGTGACCAGATCGCGCGGGACGTTGTTTGTCTTGATTTTCATTTCATCCTCCCGACAACATGGGCACACATTCGCCCGTCTGTATGTAATAGGCACGTTGAATGAACGTGAGCGAGCGATCACTAGCACCGGCCAGCGCGTCGCGCGCTCGCTCTTCGCACCATGCGCGATAGCTTTCCGGGTCGTTCACGCGAACGGCGCCGCTTTCCATTTCTTCGATGCATGCCCGCGCGTTGTCAGCGAACCATTGCCGCGTCGCTTGGATGGTTTCGGGTGTGAGTTCCACGCCGTTGAGTTTCACGGTGACACCCCGCTAACGGCGACGCGTTCACCGTTCACCAGAATGAAATGCGGATATGCAAGGCGCGACGCGTGATCGGAAAACACGCGACGCCAGCGGCCCGCATACAACGCCATGAAACGCGTAGCCGTGACGGTGCCGCGCTTGCGTTGCGGGCCGCCGTACTCGCGAACCGGGACCGACTCGGTACGGAACGGGCCTTGTGTGCCGTGCCCGTGTTGCAGGTAAAAGTTCATCGAGTTACTCCCTGATCTGCTGGCGCGTGGCGCGCGTGGTCAAATATTTTTCATCGCCCACTCGCCCGGCAATCTGGCGCGCGAGGTCGGCGGCGAGTTCGTTCATGTAGTCCGTACAATCCGATTCAACCCCGCCGAGCGTTTCATCCTCGCCCGTGGCATCGCCTGCAATGTCCAGCAACGTAACGCAGACAATGAGGTATTCCCATTCGTCATCACACCATGCGCGCAAGCGCTCGAAGTCAAGACGAACCGCTTCCTCTGTCACTTCCTCCGCGCTCGGTTCGTGCCCCAAGCGCTCGCCCAGGCTGGCGCGTGTTTCGGGAGCAAGGCCCCACGACTCGCGCGCAGCGATCACAAGCGCCTCATTCCAGTCATAGAAACGGCACCGGCCGCGGCTGCGCGACAAGGCGCGTTCACCGTCGCGCGCGTCCTCATGCCAGCGCCAGTCGCTCACCGGGCCGTGCCCGTCCTCCGCGTCCCACGGCGCGCAAGCGTCGTCATCGCGGACGGTGGAGACGCGGAAAGTCAGACCGTTAATTGTCAATTCGTTATTCATGGTCGCGTTCTCCCGTTAGACCCACGAATGGCGCAGCGCATACCCGCCGTCGCGGTCGGGTTCACCGTTGCGCGTGCGATGCGGTCGCTTCGTACCTTCAGGCCACAAGGTACGGCCGAGCGAATAGACAACATGGAAACCCATGTCCATACCGCAACCGCCGACCACTAGCGCGCCCGTGCCGTCATGTTGCGGGTAGTCAATCGCGGTCGAGACATAGCCGGAAATGTCGCGAATGATCGGGACGCGCTTGCGCTTGCCGTTAGCGTCCGTCCTTTCCTCCACTTGCGTGATTAGGACGGAAATGCGGCGAGACATGCCGGAACTCGAAACGTGGCGCAGAATCGTATAAACCGTGTCCCCCGGTTTAATCAGTTCGCGAAGATCGGCGCAGGCTTGCGCACGATATGCGCGCTGGCCTTCAGCGCGCGTGAGCTTCACGCAATCAGACCAATTGCGCGGATTGTCTGAACCGTAAACGCGGCCCGATTCGGAACGGAAGAAATGGCGGAATTTCATTTGTGCGGGCCTCAGTTCGTGCAACCGATGAAAAGACAGAGCATGACCGCGGCCACCGCGGCATGCGCCAGAATGCGTGCCCGCAATTCCCTAGCGCGCTCGCGCTTGGCCTTGCGGACGTAAAGCGTGCGAACAGGAACGCGCGTGGCTTCAGCAAGCGCGCGATGTGCGACGTATTCGGAACGATTGTGTTTCATGCTTCACCCGATGCGGTTTTAAAGTTAGCGATGCGCAGCGCCAGTTCAGCGCGCAGCGCCTCAAGCGTGGCGATGTAATCGGACTCTTCCGGGCCGTACATGCCCTCTAGCCACTCCATCCCCTCCACTGCCATCGCGAAAGCCTGACGGCCCGACTCGGGAACGGTTGCGGCAATGGCATCGTGCGGGTTCGTGCGCATGGCTCAGCCCTCCGCCAGCACGGCAGGAAGCGTGACGGCGAACGGCCAAGCGTTGCGACCGGCTGCGATGGCGTCGCGCATGGCGTCAAGCGTGGGCGCCTCAACTTGAATGACCGGCTCGCCTTCATTCATGGATTGATCGACCGTGTAAACCTCAAGAATGAAACGCGTTTCCACCGACTCCGCGCAGAATTCGCGCGCGTCAACGTTGGCAAAGTCACACCACAAATACGCGTTGTATCCGTCCCCGCCATGCGTGAACTTTGGGCAGGTGTCGTTATGCCACGCTTCGCAGGTATACGGCGCCAGATTCGGGAGGTCGTAAACGTAGTCGGGGAATTCAATAGCAACCGCGGCGATAGCTTCCCAGTCGCTCGGGAAGTCCACGTCGAAAAGCGGCACACCCGCGTCCATTGCGTCATTGCGAAACGCTTTCAGCGTGGCACTGCCAACAAGCGGCGCAACGGTGACGCCATCGCGGCCGGTCGCGTCAACAGCAAAGGGCAAACCCTCGCGAGTGATGACAAATGCGCACGGGTCCGGCTGCGCGCTCTTCAGGCCACGCGCATAGCGCCACACCAGCGCCGCGGCTCGCGTCTCGCCTATCTGGTGCGACGGCCCGAATACGCGCGCCTCCAGATCATCGAGCCAGCCGCTAACGTCGTCATCCGATACGGTCGGCTCAGTCATGCCCATGTCATCGGATGACACGGCGCCCCCTTGCAGCTTGGCGAGTTCACGGATGAAAAAGTGGCGAGTGATGGCGACTAGGGCGGTAATGGTCGGAGCGTTCATGGCGTTGTGTCCTTGTGTCAAATGAGGTTGAAAACGTCGGCGCAATAAAGCGCGGCCGAGATAACGAACGGGACCAGCAAAAACCAGAATTCACAATCTGCGTTTTGGGCGTTGCGGTTGCGCATGGCGCGGCCCTCAGACCGGCTCGAAACAATCGACGACATCGCGCGTCTTGCAGATGACTTCGCAAGCGTCAAGCGCGTAACGGTCGCGGTACGCGTCGGCGATCATCGCGCGGCCTTTGCTCTCCGCTTCAGTTGCATCTTTCGCCGTGAGGCAAAAGACAATCCGGTCATAGTCCGTCCGGTCTATGAACTTCACGAAAAACAGATTGTTCAATTTAGCGGCCATGCGTGCGGTCTCCGGTTCAGAGGTTGAAAGCGCGGGCGATGACACGGCCCGAGACGAAAGCGAGGGCGACGATGCAGACAAAACCGATGAGGGCGATGGCGGTCATGGGCTGGCTCTTCCTTGTGGCTAGTGGTCGTGTTTCGGGAGTCCATTAGGGCACGGTTCAGGCACCGTTGCAAGGGGTTTTTGAAATTTATTTTCACCCCCGCCACCCGTCGCCCAGGTGGACGGTTTCGCAAAATCGGCGCTTCCCAGCTCATCCGAAACGGCCCGAAAACGGACCCCCGGAACGGCCCGCAAACCCACGCCCAGCAAGGCGCGAGGGCGCCCCCTTTCGCCCCTCCCGCCAGCAAGGGCAAAAACCGACCCGCCAAGCCTCAACCCGGCACCCCGCCGGCCGCGGCGCAGCTATCGCTCCCCGCGCGCTCGGCCCGCGCTCCCCCGTCATCCTTTCGCCCGCGCTCCCTGCCCGCGCCCGGCACTAGACGAACCGCGCGCATGCGCCTGGGGGCGCCTGGGCACGCGCCCGCATTGCGCGTTGCCTGTATGCGCATAGGCGCGTGCGCGTATACGCATCGTCACCCTGGCCGGTCCCCGGTCCTCGCATCGCCGCCCTGGCCTGTCCCCGCAGGCGCGCGCGCGGGCCGGAGGGCGCGCTCGCATCGCCGCCCTGGCCGGTCCCGACCGAGCACGCATCGCAGCGCTGGCCGGTCCCGTGCCAACCGGGGTTTACGCATCGCCACCCTGGCCGGTCCCGAGCATTGCCGCGGCGTTCTTTCTGAACCGATCATAAACAAGCCGGTAGCACGGGATTGACCAATAAGCCGGATCGAGTCCAGCATTGGCGCCGTACTGAAACGCGGCCATTAAGCCCCGGCCGCAAGCAACCACCAGGAACCACGCCATGAACGATCAGACCCAGCAGCAAGAAGTCCAACGCCGAGCTATTCGCGAAGGCAGTCTCACCCAACAGTTGATTAATCTCGAAGTAGATGAGGTGCATGCCGTCGTCAAGCGCCTGGATCTCGAAACCATGTGGACCGAAGAGGCCGTGTCGAAGGCCAAGCACAATCTGTCCACGACGGTGAGCAAGGCGGCACGTCGGCTGATCGAACGCACCGACTCGACGATGGAGTTCGAGGTCGAGACCTCAACTGTTATTACCGCTCGCAACCGTCCGTACATCATCTGCATTGCAACCCGTCTGCGCTAGGCCACTGGCGCGGAGGGTCGAGAATGTTGGCCGTGTGCCTTCGGCCTTTTCAAAACGTCGTACCACCCCACTTTTCTGAGGCGGCAATGGCAAAGGGAATCCAACGCAAGATCGACCGCGCGCTGCGTCGCATCAAGACCGAGATGTCGTGCAACGACGGCGGGAAGTACGCACGCGGCCTAGCGTCCGAAGGGTTCGCTGGCGGATACCAGCAGGCGCTCTACGACGTGGAGGCGTTGCTGCGTGGCGTGCCGCCGGGCGATCAACGCGGTTACTGGACCGACGAAGAAACGCATCTCGACAGAATGTTCAAGCGCAAGACCACGTAAGAATGTTCCACCCACACCTTTCGGCCCTCAAAAGCCGCCTACCACCCTTCCGAGAAACCAACATGACCACCAGGAACTTCAAGCAGTTCGCAGCCGCAATCGCCGCACACTTCGCCGAGATGTCGTGCTTCGAGCTTTTCCGCGTCGCCATCGACGGTGACGACGTGTGGCAGCACTACCTCGCCTCGTTCCCCGAGGGCACCAACCCGATCTACCGCGTGCGCACCGAGCACGACGGGTCCTACGACCGCAACGTCATCCGCAAGCTCGGCAACGTGGTCTACATCGACCAGAACGGCCAACTCGTGTCGATGTGGGACGCGCCCGATCTGGCGTACCCCTACGACTACGTGTGCAAGTTCATGTCGGAGACGGTCAAGGCCGCAGCCATCGACGGCCTGTTCCGCATCAACGAACTGAAGCTCGGCCATGTGCAGACCATCGAGCACCTGGGCGGCGGGCCGACGAAGGTTTGGAACCACTTCCACGCCAACATCCAGGGCAAGCACTACTGCGCGGATGTCGGCGCCGTGTGTGGCGAGGCGGCGACGACGGTCCAGGTCATGCGCCGCGGCTTCGAGGAAATCAACCCGGCGGCGGTCAACACCATCCTCGACCTGATCGAGCAGGGCAACCTGTACCGCGGCGAAGAGTTCCGCCACGCCCTCGAACAGTTCCGCACCTACCAGTTGTCGTATCGCGAAGAGACCGACGAGCAGGGTAAGAGCGTCTCGCTGTGGGGTTCCCTGCGCACGCAGGCCGCACGTCTGCGCAACACCGTCATCGGCACGCTGCTCGTGGACTACACGGAGACCGACGACCTGGAAGGCGCGGTGAAGCGTTACGAGCAGAAGGTCGCGCCGACCAACTACAAGCGGCCGACCGCGCTCATCACCAAGGGCATGATCGACCAGGCCACCAAGACCATCGAAGAACTCGGCCTTGAGCCGGCACTGGAGCGTCGCTTCGCGGTGATCGGCGACATCAGCGTCAACAACGTGCTGTGGGTGGACAACCAGGTGCAGCCGATGATGAAGGGCGGCATCGCTGGCTTGCTGCACGCCGAGGTGCGCACGCCGCTGGACGGATACAACGCGGGCGAGATCCACATCGACGATTTCATGGAGGCCGTGCTGCCGACCGCTATCGGCCTGGAGATCCTGTTCAAGGGCAACCTCCAGAGCAACTTGATGAGCCTCACAGCGCCGGCCAACACCGACGTGCAGCCGCTCTTCAAGTGGGGCAACAACTTCGCGTGGTCGTACAACGGCAACATCACCGACTCGATCAAGGAGAAGGTTAAGGCGGCCGGCGGCGACACCAACGCAGTGCTGCGCGTGAGCCTAGAGTGGTTCAACTACGACGACCTGGATCTGCATGCCATGTGCCCGGACGGCCATGTGTACTTCGGCAACAAGTCCGGAGGCTACGGTCGCAACATCCTCGACGTGGACATGAACGCTGGCGGCGGAGTCTCGCGCACGCCGGTCGAGAACCTGGCGTGGACGAACCCGAAGGACGGCACGTACAAGATCGTCGTCGATCAGTATTGCCGACGCGAGACGTGCGATGTCGGCTTCACCCTAGAAGTGGAGAACGACGGCGCGATCATCCAGTACACCTACCCGAAAGCCTTCATCGGCCGCGGTGAGACGTTCCTCCAGTTCGAGGTGAAGGATCAGAAGATCGTCCGAGGCCACGTACACGCGAACCCCAGCCTCACCCAGCAGGGCATCAGCAAGCAGGCATGGGGCATCTCGACCGAGACGTTCGTCAAGGTCAACACCGTGCTCAACAGCCCGAACCACTGGGACGGCGAGCGCACCGGCAACAAGCACTGGTTCTTCATCCTCGACCAGTGCCGCAATGACGAGCCGACCCGTGGCATCTACAACGAGTTCCTCAAGCCGGAACTGGAGAAGCATCGCAAGGTGTTCGAGGTGCTCGGCAACAAGACGAAGTGCGCGCCGTCGCAGGATCAGTTGTCCGGCCTGGGCTTCAGTTCCACCAAGCGCGACTCGGTGATCGTCAAGGTCGCGAGTCAGAACAGCAACCGCGTGTACCAGATCAATTTCTAATCAAGGAGAGTGCCATGTCGTTCATGCAAGCCGCACGTCTGAAGTACCGCTACCCGTCCACCAAGGGTGAACTCACCACCGAGCAGTTGTTCGACCTCCCGTTGCAGTCGAAGTCCGGCTGCGATCTGGACAACGTGGCGAAGGAGATCAACCGCCAGTTGAAGGCGGTGACGGAAGAGAGCTTCGTCAACACCAGCACCAGCCCGGCCAAGCTCGACCTGGAGGACAAGCTCGCAATCGTCGTCGAGATCATCCACATCAAGCAAGCGGAGAACGCGCGAGTCGCCCGCGAGTCCGAGCGTCGCGCCGAGCGGCAGAAGCTCACCGAGATCCTGCATCTGCGCAGCCAGGAAGAGTTGATGAAGCTCTCCCCGGCCGAGATCCAGGCTCGCCTCGACGCGCTCAACGCGTAACTGTACGACCCGGTGGGGGCAATCCTGCCCCCACCATCACAGGGGAACGAAATGAATCCTGCTGCGCACTACTCCGTTGGCGACCTGTTCAACACCGAGCAACTCGCGCTCGCCGACAAGATCATGCGTGAGACCGTGAGCGGCTCCGAGCGCACTAAGCGTCTCGCGCTCGAAGTCGTCACGCCGGCCCTGCCGCACATCAACAAGATCACCGGACAGCAGAACGACACCAGCTACTTCGCCTACGCGCTGGAGTGGGCGTTCAACCAGGCGGGGAAGCAGTGATGAGCACGCACACCAAAGTGTTGACCGAGATGTTCCTCTGGTCGGACTGCGAGAAACGTCACGAGGACGCACTGGAAGCGGCCATCGCCGCGCTCGCGCAGCCGGTGCCTGTCGGCATGGTCATGGTGCAGCGCGCGGACGCCGAACGACTGGCCCGCTTCGGCCTCAACAACGCAGGCAACGGGCTGCGCAGCGACGTGAAGCTGTCTGCGATGCGCGTGTCCGACTTGCTCGCCACGCCGCCTGACGAGTTCATGGAGGTGGCCCGCAAGCTTGCGGCTGACGGCATCTCACCAGACGACCCGATAGACCTTGACGCTAGGGTGCGCGTCACCACGCACCGCTGCCGCTGCGGGAACTACGTTCAGGTCGATCACATGGATTGCAGAGCCGCGCCGACGTTCAAGGTCCACGTCGCCACGATGAAAACCAGCGCGGGCGATCAGCACTACGTCACCATCGACCGCTCCGACCGACCGGCGGACGCGTCACCACTCGACCAGACCGGCCGCATCACGCCGTCCGTCCACACCGACAAAGAGCACGCCGACCACGAGGCTGCCGTGTGGCAAGCCTTTCTCAACGGCGAGCCGTGCCCGGAGATGCCGCTGTGAAACGCACCACGCACAGCCACGACGGCTCGCCGTTGCGCGAGTGCCTGACATGCAACAACACCGCAGCGCACGGCAGCGAGTTCTGCCGCCCGTGTGACGACCGAGCTAGGCGCGACATCCTGGAGATCGAGGCGAGACAAGTACGCGAGGACCGCCTCTGCGCAGTGCGATACAACATCGAGAACGTTCCCGACCCGCGCTACAAAATGATCTTCGAGCAACTGCTCGAACTGATCGAGGAAACGCCATGATCGCACTGCCGCCACCCTACGGCCTCGACAGCCCCGCCGGCACGCACATCACGTTGGCGACCGACCGTGACACCCTGGACGAGGACGCACTGGAGACCGTGCTGCTCTCCTACAGTTGTCACCAGCCGGCCATCCCCAAGATCAAGACGTGCCTGCGCCACGGCAAGCGCTACGACTGCATCCTCGCCGCCGGCTGGTTTCGCGGCCAGCAGCAGAACGTTATCGACGACCTGGCCGCGCTCGGCGTCCGGCTCACGGTCAACTTCCATACCAGAGACCTCCACTAAAAACTACCGTTCGTCGGAAATTTTTGACACGGGGCTTCGGCCTCTCCACCATCGTAACCACCTCCAGTTGAGGACCCAACAGTGACACCAACCCACGACGAAATGATCGCAGTGATCCAGGCGCACAAGGACGGCAAGCAGATCGAAGTACGCGGCAAGGTCGCGGCTGCCACCTGGGGCAACAGGCACCCCGACGCTACCCTCTTCAACTTCGCCTCGTTCGAGTACCGCGTGAAGCCCGAGCCGCGCCGCCTGTTCGTGATCGAGAACAGCGTCGGCAGCCGGATGTACTCACGGACCACGCGCGAGGACGCCGAGCAGAAGCTCACCCACATCAACAGCCGTCGCCCGCCCAACAACCCCGCACGCATCGTCGAGTACGTCGAGGTGCTGAAGTGACCGCGCCGCACAGTCCCGCATGGTGGGCCATGCACCTCCCACTCTTCAAGGCGTTCGCCGAAGGCAAGCGCATCAAGTACATGGGTGAGGAACTCCCGCCCGACCTGGCGCACCTCGACGGCGACGTAGAGGACTACGAGATCCTGCCCGACCCGCCGGTCGAGTTCTACGTCGTCCTGGACAAGGACCGCAAGGTCGTCGCGCTCCAGCCGAACTTCGGCAGCGCCGACACAGCGCGCGATGTCAAGGACCGCGAGTTCACCACCAACGGCGTGTGCCGGAATGTGCATCGCGTCGCACATTGCAAGGAGGTCGTCGCAGAGTCGAAACAGCTTCCGCTTACGTTCACGACTCAACCCAAAGTTGAGAATGAAGCTGATACTGTCTCCAGGGCGCGAGAGTTCATCCACGGGGACGGGGACTACGACGAGCGCGAATTGATTAAGGGGCTGCTCGCAGTGATCGTGGGCATCGACAACGCGGGACGCGAGGCGGTTGAAGCCGCTGAAAGGGGATAACAGTGGACATCATGCTCGTGATCGGCGTCGCCGCCGTCATCATCGTTGTCGTGCTCGTCTGCGGGACCGCCAAGGTGGCCTTCGACGCAGGGTTTGCTGAAGGCTACCGGAAGGGTTTCCGCGGCCGATGAAGGACAAGAACATCACCGCCGAGCGAGTCGGCATCGCCTTCGAGGCGTCCTGCTTCCGCGACGAACTAGACGCACTGCTGCAAAAGTACAACGCACACATGGGGATTGGCTGGGACGGTAAGTGGGCCAAGGTGCAAGTGCTGTTCCCCCAGGAAACAACGAAGCTGGCCGTCACGATCATGGAGACGGCGAAAGGGAAGTTCACTCGTTACGTACTGAGAGAGGAAGAAGTCAAATGAAGGGGATCACCAACATCTACAACAAGCTCTTCGGCCCCACCGACGCGGAGATGCGCGACGGCCTCATCGCTCGCGCCGCCACGATCCATGCAGACTCCGAGACGGCACGACTGAAGGCCGACTTCTACGCAGCCATTGTCGTTAAGACCGACCCGCACGCCGACTGGTGGGGCTTCGCGGACGCCAAGCAGAAGCACCACGAGTACGCGACCGAGCACGGCTGGCTGGCAGTCCAGGCGCAGCGCGCGTTCGAGCAAGCAGAGCAGTACATCGGATGAGCCATGCTGCCGGTCATCCAAATACCGGGGTGCAGTGATCGCGAGACGCGAATCCTGCAACTGCGTGGCCGCGGGTTGAACTACCGCGCGATCAGCAGGGAAACCGGAATCGCGCCCCGCCTCGTGCATGACCTAGAACAAGCCGCGCTGAAGAAAGCGGTGCGGTATCTCGAACAACAATCCTTCCTACAGGGAAAGCCATGAACAACGAAAAGCTGCGCGACCAACTCGAACTCATCAAGGCGTTCATTGAGATGTGGGGTTCGCCCGCATCCGCTCCTGGGTCGAGTGAAGCACTGGAGGTTAAGATGGGGGCGGGGTACGCTCGCCAGTTCTTCGATGCGCTGCGCCAGGTGCTCAACCTCGCCGACACGCAGATCAACACCAAGCTCGTACCGGGCACCGGCATCACCGCCACCATCATCGCGACCGAACTGCTCCAGGCGATCAACAAGGACGGCGGTCTCTTCTGGAAGAACGACAGCTTCGCCTTCGGGCAGGAAGCCACCGGCCACATCCGCAGCCTCGCCAGTGCGTACATGCAACTGCCGCGGCCCGACGACAACCGCTTCGTCGTCGAATGGCTGGAACGCGACGCATCGGAGAGCGGAGTGAAGCAGATCCGCAAGCCGCTGGCCACCTGGCCGGAATGGGCGGAGCACCTGAAGCCGACGAACCGCAAGTACGAAGCACCCGTTCCGGAGATCATCTACTTCTCGACACCCAACGGCCGCACCGAGTTCGACTGGCCGGAAGGCTTCGGCAAGTCGGGCCGCGAGACCAGTTGCCCCCGCACGCTCGAAGCGCCCTACGGTCTCGATCTCGGCTCGCTCCGAGAGCAGGCGTCCGCCTGGGACACCATCTGCGCCACGCTCAACGAGGTCGCGCCTGACTGGCACGACAGCGACGCGCCGAACGGTGCAGCGAAGGCATGCGCTGCCATCCGCGATCTCGCAGTGAAGGCGAACGCAGCGCCAGGGGACGGCTTCGAGGACTGGGCGCGCAGCCGCGGGATGAACCTGCTCACGATTGGCGAGGTATCTTGCCAATGGAATGATGATCGCTTCGTCGATCCGAGCACCGCGCTCGCGTTCGAGGCGTGGAAGGCATCGCGTCGGAGCCTGGGTGAATGAACGCCGTCGTCGATAACTACATCGACGGCAGGCTCGACGAAGCCGGCGTGCGCGAAGCAATTCGCGCACTCCGACCGGGCCGCTGCCTCAAGCTCCGTCCTGCGCACGTCCAGAAGCTCGTGGACGACGCATCCGGTGCGAAGAAGTCCGCCCTAGCGCACCAGGATCTCCAGCGTCGTCTCGGCGAGTATGGCGTCACCTCCACCTGGTCGTGGGAGAACTACCCCTCGCTCGTGTTCTACCGGCAACTCCGTGTGCCACGTTCGTTGTCGTGAGTGCGGCGCCAGGCGGACGCTCGCAAAGCCGCCGGAGCAGTACATTCGCCTTCCTCGTTGCCGCGGTGGCGGGTGCAAATCAACTAAATATAGAATCGACAACTACAGGCGCACGAAAGAAGTAGGCACCAACGCTCCACGTCCTTGCCGATGCGGTGAGTACATCGGCAAGGACGGTAACAACATGCCGCATCGCACTGGCTCCGGCTGGTGCATGCACAACCCCCGCATCACCGATGCGGACAGACAAGACAGATGGGAGTCCGGCGCGTTGAACCGCTGGCACCGATAAGGAGAGGGAAATGCGCATCAACGTCTACAGCCAGGAACTCACCGACGAAGTGAGCCTGGTCGAGAAAGGCAGCAACACCGGCATCACCTACCACGCGGCGCAACTGATCCTTCATAGCTCCGAGCAGTTGCACCATCCGCCGCAAGACGACGACCGCAGCGCGGTGACGTTCTGGCTGCCGAAGTCCTCACAGCGACGCGAACAGATGGCGTGCGCGTTCGAGGAAATCGCCCGGATCTTCCGCGAAGCACCCCCGGCCACCGGCCTCGACTGAATCAACTAGGAGCATCAAATGGAAAAGCAGTACAGCACCACCACGAGCGAAGGCGTCATCGCCCACTTCCCCGTCGAGACGCCCTACGGCGTGATCCAGGCGCCCGTGATGATCCAGCGCCAGCGCAACGACAACAGCCCGCATCCGGTTCCGATGCGCACCGGCAGCGGCAGCCTCATGTTCGCCCTGCCCGGCGGCGGCGTGCATGTTCCGGTCGTAGTGTGAAGCGAGTCGTAGCGCACCTGAGCAAAGAGGACGCGAAGGTGTATGGCAAGCGCGGCGCCGTCTCATGCACAAGCAAGTGGTACGTGGAAGGCGAAACACTGGAGATGTCCGAGATCGCAAAACGTCTCGGCGTCGCCAGCAACAACATAGCGGCCTCACGTTACAGGCGAGCCGCGGCGAAAGGCCCTGTGACCTGGGCCAGCTTGAGAACGAGAAATGACCCGACAGACTGACTACGAACGATCCTTCACCAACGAGTACGCGATCACGATGGAGGACGGCAGCACGAGGACGCTGAACATCTACCAGATCGCCGAGATCGCGAAGGTAAGCCCGCACACCGTCATCAAGAAGATCCACAAGGGGAACCGCCGCATCGAAAGTTTCCCCGAGCAGAAAAGAACCCGCCCGTTCGTGCATCCGACCATCCGCGACCGAACGTACTTCCGCGAATAACTCCAACCTTCCGAGGGGTTTTGAAATGAGCATCGAAGCAGTACAGCGCAAATACACAGATAAGTTCGGAACCCTTTGCCGCGAGTTCGAGACGGAACTCAACACGGCCATCAAAGCCGAGGCGGAGGCTGTGGTGTATGTCCAGTTCGCCTTCGAGGTTGACCCGCTACAGCATCGCGGCATGGGTGAACTGTTCGTAGTGGCGGACAACCCCAGGCTGACCGTCACCACGGCTTACGCGCCGCGGAGGATCTGACGATGAGCATCTCCGTAACAGCAGTAGCGCAGTTCGCAACCCTGGCCGCCTTCGCGATCTTCATCGCATACAAGTCCGGCCCCGCGCGCAATACCACGTACCGCATCGTCAGCGACGGCAAGTATCACCGTATCCAGCGCGCCGGCTGGTTTCGCTGGCGCTACGAGCGGAACAACAGCGGGGCGATCATCAACTTCTTCGGCGTCGAGGACGCCAAGACGCACATCACCTTGCTCCGCCACGGCGAGAAGCGGAACTGGAAAGAGGTGTGGCGTGATCCGCCGCAGCACTACAAGAAGGGAGGCATGGTATGAGGACGAAGCCGCACATCGCGAAGGTGGGCCGCATGTGGTACTGCGGCCTCACCGGCCCCAACAGTCGAACCGCTGCGTTCACCCCACGCCGCGCCTACGAGCTGTACTCGTTCTTCAAATTCCACAAGCCGGAGTACGCGCAGTGAGCAGATGGGATAACTACTTCTTCGACATCTGCCGCGCCAACGCGGCAATGTCCTACGACCCGAGCACCAAGGTCGGCGCCGTCATCGTGCGGCCCGACAAGACCATCGCCGCCACCGGCTTCAACGGCTTCCCGCGTGGCTGCGAGGATCACGCTGATCTGTACCAGGATCGTGATCTGAAGTTGAGCCGCGTCATCCATGCCGAGATGAACGCCATCCTGCATGCCCGCGAGCCGCTGCACGGATACACGCTATACGTCTGGCCGTTCCCGCCCTGCGACCGCTGCATGGCGCACATCATCCAGGCCGGCATCACGCGCGTTGTGTCGGTGCCGTTGCCGGAGGACGCCACTGCACGCTGGAATGACTCGATGCGGCGCGCGGCTGACCTAGCGCTGGAGGCCGGCGTGTCGTTCGAGGTCATCGCGCAGCAGCCCGTCAACCCGGCGTGCGCCTTGCGCGACATGCTGGGTGCCGGCCTGGTAGTCGCAGTGGACGAGGCCAGCTTCCGCACCGCAGCCGCGCATCTCAATCAAACCATCCATCCGAGGGACTGAGCAATGAAAGAACGTCTGTGGCAAATGTTGGCCTGGATCGTCTCCAGGCCGGTGATCGCGAACTGGCTGATCTGGCGCGCAGCCAGTACGCCGTATGTCCACCTCAACAACTACATGAACCGCTACTGGCTGTTCAACGGCTACGACCGCCCGCGCTACCGCGAGTGGCTGCCGTCGATCCGAATCCACCACATCCTGCGCGAGGATCGCGCCGAGCATCTGCACGACCATCCGTGGGACGCTCGCACCATCATCCTGCGTGGTTGGTACGGCGAGCAGCGCGAGAATGGTTTCCACGGGCGCGTCGAGGGTGACACCGCCGCGGTTCGCTTCGGCGAATATCACCAGATCCACGTAGTCAGTCCCGGTGGCGTGTTCACCATGTTCATCACCTGGAAGTATGTCGGCACCTGGGGCTTCAAGGTGGACGGTTACAAGGTGCCGTGGCGCACGTACCTCGCGCAGCATCCGGAGCGCGATCATGCGTAGCGGCGAAGATGTCCTCAACCTGGTGTACGAGGAACGCGTCAAGTCGTTGCGGTTTCACGGGAAGTTGCCGAACCGAATCCTACTGGGCCGAGACGAATACAACGCCATGCGGGCGCTCCCAAAGGACAAGCTCTGGTCGGTGTACCACACCACGGGGGCGGAAGAGTTCCTCTTCAACATCCTGCTGCTCCAGGTCCGCAATCGTTCATGGCTCGAAGTCACTGACGCACACAACTACAGGTGACACATGGCAGACCCTAGGCACAAGAAGTTCACGTTCGAGGGCCAGGAGCTATCCATCGCGGAGATCCACGAGCGATACCTCCCGGCAGTCAGTACCAAGTTGCTCCGCGGCCGATTGATCGCAACCGGCGCAACGTCGCTCCAGCAATACCGTGACAGTCTCGACCGGCCGACCAAGGCCAAAGCCAAGTCATCGGAGGAACTGCGCACCAGGGTGAGGGAATCGACGACGGTACAGAAACGCTTCAGCCGGAGCGTCCGCACCAAGGTCGATGACATGACGGGCGAGAAGGGCTGCAACTACTGCCACCGCACCAAGCCCATCGACAAGATGAAAGTCATCAAGGGCAACCGCTACATCTGCGAAACTTGCAACACGAGCCGTTCCGCTGCAATCTCCAATTCAACCAAACGTTGAGGACACAACCGTGGTTATCACTGAGAAAGAAGAACTGTTGCAGGACGCTATCGGCCTTCTGCTTCGACTGAAGGGCGACCGTCGCGTGTGGAACGGCGACGTTGGTCTCAGCCCGACCCAGCGCGAGGACGTGAACGAGTTCATCGCGCGCTACTCCGTGTTGAAGCTGAAGGGCGAGGTGCCGGCATGAGCTACCCGGACGGCAATCCAAAAACGGCGGTAGGTGCGACCAAAGTCCCGTTGCACCTGGTCCCGCCGAGCGCGACACACTTCCTAGCGCTGGCATTCAAAGACGGCGCTGCGAAGTACGGGCCGTACAACTGGCGCGATGACGCGGTTAGCGCCAGTGTGTACTACGGGGCGGCCAAGCGGCACATGGACGCATGGTGGGACGGCGAGGATCTGTCGGCAGATGCGCAAGTGCATCACCTGGCGCACACGATGGCGTGTTGCGCGATTCTTCTGGATGCACTGACCGTTGGGAAGCTCAACGACAACCGGCCAACGCCAGGCGCAGCGAGCATGTTGCAGTTGGCGTTCGCCGGAAGCGCCAAGTAAAAAGAAAGCCCGCCTATTGGCGGGCTTTCTCGTTGCACTCGGGGATCTTCTCGCCCATGCGCCAGGCTCGCAGCTTGGCTTTGTCGCACTTGTCGCACTCCGCCGTATCCTGCAACGCCCTCGTGTACTCCGGCAGGTAGATCCACGGTTGGCCCGTCAGGTACGTCGGCGCCGGGCAATCCTGTATCCACGCCTCCGGCGGATACACCTTGACCTCAACGGGCTTTTGCGGCCTTCGGGGCGAGCAGGCGATCAACAGCAGCAGGCATACGACGGCCAGCACAATCACGCTCGGCCGCAGGAAGTTTCGCCATTGCATTTCGGTATGCCTCCACAAATAGGGCCAGGTCGCGGGCCGCTTGAGCGCGTTCTTTCTCTTTCACTTCCAGCGCCAGCGCCGCGGCGTCGCGGTCGCGCACCTGGGACTGGCTGACGCTCTCCCACAACGCGATGGCGTCTCGACTGTCGTCCAGGTCGCGCTTGGCCTCCGCCGCGTTCTCGATGGCCTTGTTGTAGGCATGCACGACGCTGTAGCCGGCCGCGCCTACACCGACGATGAGCAGCAGGGCGATGAACAGCTTTGCCAGTTTGGTTTCCATGTGAACCTCAGATCGGGTTGTCGAGCATGGCGGGGTGCGAGGTGAACCTCACAACCTCACCCAACTCGCGGTGGAGGATAATGCACTTGGACTGCTCGCGCGAACGCCAGCCGCCGTTCTTGGCGTAGGCATCGTTCGGGGCGTTGGTTCCGAACGACTCGACCGAGCAGCCAGGATGCTCGACGTTGCGCTCGTGATGGACGTGCCCCATCCACCAGTAGCGATGCTTGGTACGGCCCCACGCCTCCGGCATGTCGGCGGCCATCACGAGCGGCAGCGAACCCGGCTTGCATGTGTGGCCGTGGTGCGCACCTACCAGGTTCTTGCCGAACTCGAAGTACGAGAACAGGCCAGGGCTGCGGTCGATGCGGACGCGCGGCTCCTTCTCGTAGATGTTCGCCAGGGCCTCCGTCAGGAACAGCGCGCCAGTCTCGTCGTGGTTGCCGGGGACGATGCGCACGTTGACGATGCGGTGCTTCGTGAGCGCCGTCTCGATGCACTGGCGGACGATCTTGATGCCGACGCGGATCATCTTCGCGTAGCGGCCGTCCGCGTCGAGCGCGTGACCGCTGCGCGGCGTCTTGGCTTCCATGCTGTCGTAGTGGAACAGGTCGCCCAGTTCGATGATCTGGCACTCGTCCGTGGCTGGCGCACGCTCGACGAGATCCCGCATCACGCCGCAGTGGACGCGCTCGGCGATCTCCAGGTCCCAGTTCTTGCCGCACTCTTCCGCCCACGCCTTCATGCCGACGTGCGGATCGCCGATGGGATAGCACGCCATCAGGTCGGTGCGGTAGCTGCCCTTCGCCACCTTGCGCGCCGGCAGCCGCGGCAGATCCGCGACCATCGCCGCGATGGCCTCGACCAGAAGCTCGTGCATCCGCTCGCGGTCAACCGCCGACTTAACCCACTCGCCGGCCAACTCGCCGTGCTTGTTGTAGTAGCGGCTCGTGCCCTTGACCAGGAAGCCATCGGGAACCGTGTGCGTCATGTCGTGCTCGGGCGAGAAGCCCTTGAGCGCGAGACGCTTGCGGCGTCGGTCGAGCGACCGGCGATTCATGCCCAACGCTTTCGCGGTCTTGTTCGTGCTGCCGTGAACGCGCAGTGCTTCGATCAACTCGTCATCGGTGATAGTGCGTTGCATGTTCGCTCCCCGCGAAATGGCGTCACTGCTTCTCGGTCAACCGGGCCTCGTCATCCCGGCGGGCGCACAGGCCCTTCCCGTTCGGGGTGTTCACCCACAAGCGGCACATCTTGCGGATCTCGACTGCCATGCAGCCGTAGTCCGCGGCCGGCACGCAGCGATCCCGCAGTGCCCGCATCTCGCGTCGCGCGTCGCCCGTCATGCCGGCGCCGCGGTTGTAGACCAGAGAGACCAGAGCACCGCGGGCGCGCGGTCGCAGCCGGTCGAATCCGGGGAAGGCGCGGCGAGCCAGGCGCTCGTACTGGATCAGCGCGCGGGTCTCGAACACCAGGACGGCGTACTGGTAGGGGGTGAGCACCCCGCGCCAGCGGTTGAGTTCCGCCTTGGCGCGCTGGCCGGTCACGCCGGAGGTCTCAACCAGGAACTCAACCTGCCGGTGATCCCACCAGTCCGCGGCGATGGTGCGCTTGGTCTGGTGGCCGCCGTCGTAGCCGATGCCCCAAGTGGGGCCGCTCGCGCCGCCCGGCCAGATCACCCCCTGGTACTTGGCCGTGTAGCGCGCCTGGGAGCCGACTTCCCACCGGACGATCAGTGCGACCGCCTCCGGGTGCAGGAGCGCCGCAGAGGCCGGCGCAGGCGCCGGAGCGGGCAACGTCGCGGCCACAGCCTCAACGGCCTCCAGAACGCGCGGAGCGAGGATCTGAGCCGCATCCCGGCTCCATTCGTCCAGCGTGCCGGGCATGGCCGCCCGCGGCGCGCTGAGAGCCGCCACGGCGACCAGCAGGGCCGCCGCCTTCCTCACGCCGGCTTGCCCGCCAGGTAGCGCGTGGCGGCATCGTCAACCACGTTCGCGCCGAAGTAGAGGCCGACGATGATGTGGGTGAAGGGGAGCACCTGGTCGGCGGTCGCCAGGCCGAGCGGCACGGCGGCCCACGCCACCAGCAGCGAGGCGCAGGCGATGAGGAACTTGCGGCTGGCGTAGCGGGAGTCGTTCATCGGGTGAACAGCCAGGCGAAGAGGGCGAGGATCGCGAACCACTCCAGGCGGTCGCGGATGAGGATGCGCTCGGCGTCGCGGTTGCCGATGCGCGCCGACTCGAACAGTTCGAGTTCGGTCTGGCTGCGCAGATCGAAGAACGCGGTGCGCTTGAACCAGAAGGCGGCGGCGACGATCAGCGCGGCGCGCACGCCGTTGATGAGGTAGCCGAAGATGTCGCCGAAGCCCTCGACGCCGATGCGCGGGTCGAGCGCCTGGAGCACGATATAGGCCCCGAGCGAGAGGACGAGCAGGAGCGGCGTGTGGAACAGGGCGGCTTGGTTACGGCGCCAGAACTCTCTCATCGGAAGGCTCCCTTGGCGATGTCGATCTCGATCCGCTGGATGTCTCCCTGGAGCTTGGTGATGTCGGAGAGCGCGTCGGACCCAACGAAGCTGACTACGCCGACGACGATGGCGAGGCAGAACCCGAGGCCGGTGGCGATGCCGTAGCAGTACCAGAGCTTGCGCACTGTGGTCTCGTTGGCCTTGCGGTCCTCCGAACAGTCCGACCGAACGCGGTCGATGCGTCGGTTGGCGTCGGCGATGTCGTTCAGCAGGCGGGTCTGTTCGTTGCGGAGGATCGCCACTTCCGCGGCGGCCTCCGCCGACCGCTTGGCGTCCAGGGCCAAACCCTCAACGATGTCGAGGATCTTCTCCACCGATTGCTCCAGTAGGGCCAGGCGCACATCCGGGCTATGCAGTTCGGTCATGGGGTCGGAAGGTGTCATGGTGGCGAATGGTTGGTTGTATATCGGACGGTAAGTGGAGGGGCAAATCAGCCCCACGCGGTTGCGCCGGAGGGCAGGTAGGCCAGACCAGTTACGACAATGCGCCCGGCTGCGCCCGATTGCAGGCTCATGCCCGGATACCACGTCTTTCCGGATTCGATAGCCTGCGTCGGCGACCCACCCAACGTCACAGCGATGCCGTTTTTAAGAAAGGCGACGGTGTTGGCGGCAATGTTCACATCAACGGTGATGGTGTCCCCGGCAGTGTAGGCGGCCGAGGCGGAGCCGAAGCCGTCGCCGGCCGTCGCCATGTTCTTGAAGATGCGTCCGGCGCCGGAGCCGTTGTCGTCGTTGTAGCCCGCCGAGTTTTCAAAGGTGGCGCCGGACTGGTTGCCTAGGAAACTCGCCAGAATGGCGGCCGTGTTGGTCTTGTCGGCGATGCCGACCAGCATGGTGCTCGCGCTCGGACGCGCCGTTACTATGACCTCGAACGCGTAGCGGCCAGAGTTGCGTCCCGCGAGGCCATACACCGTCGCGTAACTAGCCGTGCTTTTCGTGGCGTCCCTATTGCCGTTAGACAGTGTTATATCGACGCCCTTCACCGCAGGGTCCCAAGTGGAGATAGGCGGAACGCCGTCCAACGTCCACGGGCCATCAACCTGCGGCTTGTATCCAGCCTTCAGGATGACGATCTCGTAGGTGCCGGCGGGCAGGCCGGCGAACGAGAACGCGCCAGTGCTCGCGTTGCTCAATTGCGACGCCACGATGAGGTTGGTCGCGGTGTTGACGACCGAGACGCGCGCCTGGGTGGGCGAGCCGCTGAGTTTGGTGATGCCAGAGATGGTGTCTGCCATGTGTGCGGTCTCTTACGGATTCGGGTGTGCAACGGTCGGCGGGGTGAACGGTGCGGTGTATCGAGCGAAGCCCTTCGTGACTCGGAACTCGTCGAGCCAGGACTTCGCGTAGTGCCCGCCGCCGGACACATCGCCGCCGACGTTGAAATTGGCGGTGTTGGAGATCGAAGCGGACGAGGTTCCCGTTGCGGTCGCTACGCCGTTGCGGTAGATCGTGAAGGTGTCGCCGACTCGGACCACAGCGTAGTGATACCAAGTGCCCACAGTCGGTGCGGTCGCTTCGGTGCAAACCGCCGAACCGTTGACGTAGAGGATGTACTTCCCGGTGCTGCCGTCCGACTGCAACAGGATTCCGCCGGCAGACGTGTAGCCGTAGTCGAACGCCGTCTGGAACTCGTTGGTCCCGAACCAGTCCTGGAACCACTCGACAGTGAAGTCCTTCGTGCCGAAGTTGAAGTCGGCGTGGGCGGGCGTCCCTATCGGACCCGTCCCAGGCGTCGAGAAGTTGCCGCTGGCGCCTCCGAACTTCGACTGAGCCGTGCTTATGTTGGCGCCGCCGATTGGCGTCCACGTCTTGCCTACCTGGTCGGTGAACACAGTGCTTCCGTTCGCACCGTCGAAGTGCAGCAGCGACACGAGGCGGCCGTTCGGGTACGGCTGCGTCGGAGGCGTGAAGTTCGCGTCGTACAACCCCTTGCCTTTGACGATGCGAAACTCGTCGATCCAACCGTTCATCGGAGCAGTTACAGTCGCGCCGTTGTAGTACCCGCCGATCTGCGCGCGGTTAGTCCCCGAGTCGGTGATGTCGGCCGACGAAACCACCGTCCCGGTGACTACACCGTTGACGAACGTGCGAAGAGTTCCGGCGACACGGCACGCGGCCACATGAACCCAGGTTCCCGTGCTCACGGCCGTGCCGCCACTCAACAGGTCAGCGACACCACCCCTGGAAACTTTCATCCCGCCACTTGAGTTCGTACCGAAGTACAGCCCGCCGTTGCCGCCCGCACCAGCCTCAAACTTAGAGAAGAAGGTCTGGTCAACGTTCGACACCAGGCGCACCCAACCTTCGACGGTAAAATCCCCCGTCCCCAGGTTGAAGTCGGCGCTGTTCGGCGAATGAATGATGTCACCGCTTCCGTCGAACAGAAGGCTCGACCCGCCGAACTTCGACTGCGCCGTGTCGAGTTGCGCGTTGCCAGCAGCGGTCCAGACTTTGCCTGACGCGTCGGTGATCGTCGTGCTGGCGTCCGCGCCGTCGAAGTGCATCAGCGAGGCGAAGTTGACGGCGAGCGGATCGACGACGCCGTAGCTGTTCGAGAACGCAGTTGTCGGCGGGGTGAAGTTCTCGGCGTAGCGAGCCACGCCTTTTGTAACGCGAACCTCATCGAGCCAGCCGTCGTACTGTCCCGTCCCGTTCGACCCGCTCGCGCCCAGCCTGATTCGACCACCGAGGTAGTTAGCTGAGTCGGCATATGACGCGCCGACTTGCACACCCTCCACGAACATCCGAGTTACGCCATCACGCCTGGCAACGGCGACGTGCTTGAACGCTCCGGTCGGCATAGCTCCGGTCGCAGTTATGCGGTTGGTCGAGTTCGAGAAAAAGTACAGATCAGTTCCGCTGCAATACACGGTCGGGTACAACCCTTCCGTGCCGTCAGGCCGCATATCGAACATGATCTGCAAGCCACTGGCAGAGTTCGGCCGCATCCAGAACTCGATGGTGAAGTCTCCGGTGCCTAGCGCGTAGTTCGAGGACGACGCCTGGCCCCAGCCTCCGGACGCCGACACGAGCAGGCTGGACCCGCCGAATTTCGATTGCGCGGTGTCTAGCTGCGTTGCGCCTCCCGCCGTCCACGTGGTCCCCTTTGCGTCGGTGATCGTAGTGCTCGCATCGGCACCGTCGAAGTGCAGCAGCGACACGACGTTGCCCCAGTAAAGATCACCAGCCCCAGCGACGGTGCAAGGTCCGTACACGCGCGACCGATACACGCCGCCACCCTTCACCAGGGCGTAGTAGATGCCCTCCGACAAGGCAGTGAACGCGTAGGCGCCCGTGCTGCCGTTGCTCGTCGTCGATGCCACGACGGTATCGCAAGCCTGGTTGAGCAGGAGCACCTCCGCCGCGCCGGGAACTTCCGACGCGCCGAGGGTGACGGTTCCAGTGATAGTTGTCATCGGTTACGTTATCCGTTCGGGAAAGGCGCCATTGGCGGCGTGAAGTCTGCGGTGTATCGTGCGCTGCCCTTAGTGATTCGAAGCTCGTCGATGTAGCCGGACAGACGGTTATCAACGGCGTTCGACGCGGAGGTTTGCCCGAGGCGATTGACCGTTCCCACGTAGTCCGTCGTGTCTGCCCAGCTTCCCTTCTGCACGCCGTTGACGAAGAGACGACCGACGCCGCCGGTGCGGGTGTAGGCGATGTGCTGCCAAGTGCTCGCCACGAGCGTTCCCGCAGCAGTGGTGATCTTGTTCGCGCTGTTCACGAGAACGTTCATCACGCCGCTGCCGCCAATTTGCAGCAGAGTCAGATACGCACCGTTAGCAAGCGGACGCTGATCGAGATGGATGCGGGTCGTGCCGCTGAACGTGGCGGGGTCCTGATACAGCCAATACTCGACAGTGAAGTCACCCGTGCCGAAGGTGAACGCTGCGTTCGCAGCGGACTGTACGTAGCTGCCAACGCCCGCAGCGCCTAGCGGTCCCGGCAGCAGGCTCGCGCCTCCGAACTTGTTCTGCGTGGTGCTGAGCGCGGCAGCGCCACTGGCCGTCCAGACGATGCCCTTCTGGTCGGTCATCGCGGTGGAACCATTGGCGCCGTCGAAGTGCAGCAGCGACGTCGTGCTCGGGTAGAGAACGTCCGTAGTGGTGAGGTTGCAGACGTGGATCGTGTTGCCGGTGGCGGGCAGGACGACTTCGGTCTCGGTGATGTTGAAGATCGCGCCAGTGACCGCCGGGACGGTGTAGTCCGAGCACTCGCCGCTGACCGTGAGCACGAGAACCTGGGTGTCGGTATTGCCGACAGGGCCTTCCACCTGGACTGTGATCGACAGCGCGGTCGCGATGGACGCCGTGCCGGTAATCAGGCCGCCGCTCGACATCGAGAAGCCGGCCGCGTTGAACGCAGTCAGTCCAGACGTGATCGTCCAGGCATACGGCGTGGCGCCGCCCGTGGCGTGCAACTGGAAGCTGTACGCGACGCCCGGCGCTGCGTCAGGCAACGAGGTCTCAGTGACATTGAGTGGGGAGGCGGCATCCAGCATGAACACCAACTGCGACTGCCGCTCCACCGAAGTGAAGGTGCCTCGCTTGGCGATCACGCCGAACTGCACCAGCTTGGTCGTGTCTGCGTCGTCTGCCAGGCGCATCGCCGGCGTGTATGTGTAGGTGTCGAACGGCGCGGCGGTGATGTTGGCCGTGCGCTTCAGGACACCGCCGATGTAGACCTTCACGTCGTAGGTGTGCTCCGGCGTGGCGATAACGTTCGCCGCAGCCTGCGCAACCACAACCTTGTCGTCGATCTGAACCAGGCGGTCGCGGATCGCCCACGTCACCGTGGCGTCGCCGGTCACGTTGACGGCCGTCTTGCTTCCGTCCACGAGCAACTTGGCAGCCGGGTACGGCTTCCATGCACGCTGCGAAACCGTCTGCGACACCGCCGTCGCCGACGCAAGCGGCAACTCACCCTGCGCCGAGTACGGCGTGAGCTTAACGTTGACGGTGACGTTGCTGCTGTACGGCTCGGTCGAAGTTGCGCCGAACCCTTCGGTCAGGAACCACACGCGCGCACCGGCCGAATGCGTGGTCGGTATCGTGTCGAGCACGCCTTGCAGGACGCCTTGTACTCGGTACTGCCCGGCGCCGACACTGACCACGCTCGTCCAGGCCATCACCTCGTTGTCGATGATGAGAAGGTTCTGTCCGCTGTTGAACTGGTCCGCGTTGGCGGTATCGAGGTAATCAACGCCATCGACGCCCTGGATCAAGAAGCCAGTCGCATCCAGTGTGTCGGTGCTCGCGCCGTAGCCGGCGACCAGTGTGCCGGTAGGAGTGAACCCAGGCTCGTCGCCGATCAGCGCGAAGCTGGTTCCGCCCGCCGGATCTGCGTAGACGTTGTACCCAAGCTCCTGCCCGCCGTTCCGCGCAGCCAGCGTCAGCACTGCGCGGTTTTCGCCGACCATCAGATACGGAGCTTCGATCAACTTCTGATTGGCGAGCGCGACCGGAGGTTGAATCGGGTTCGTCCAACCGCTCGGGTTCGGCGTGTTGTACGCCACGTTCGCCACGGCGAAGATGTCCTCTATCGCGCTGACGCGAATGGCCGGGCTTCCGATGGTTCCGTAGTCAACTTCGGTGACGCGGTAGACGACCGACTGGATGCCGAGTTCGGCCCACTCCATCTTGAACACCGCGCCTGGGCGAATCCAAGGCGTGACAGTGCGGTTGGCCTCGAAGTTGATGCGGGAGAGCGGAGACGAGACCGTCTGCAATACGCGGGCGCAAACCTTGTTGGCGATCACCGCGTTGGAGAACGCCAGAAAGTCGTAGTCCTCCGCCTCGATGGCGCCGCCGCGCACTGAGATGTTGGCGAGATCCTGGTGCTGCACCACGCGCTCGGTGTAGTTCTGGTCGCGGTCGAGGTACTTCACCTTGACGGTGTTCTGCGTGTCCTCCCATGAGGCGCGCGAGAACTCGAACGTGCCGCTCTGCACGGTGGCTTCGTTCACGACCGGGAGAGTTGCGATGTCGTAGTTCTTGCGGACTAGGGCTATCTTGAACTTGCCGGTGGCGTAGTCGTTGTAGACCACGCCGTCCATGTGGCGGACGATCTCCGACATCAGGTTCTCGCCGCCTTGCTCGTTGTCCACGAGCAGCGACATACCAAGCCCTTCGTCGGCGAGCGTGTTGCCGACCGCCTTGAACACTTCAAAGTCGATCAGCGAGCCGGGGATACCCATACCCCAAACTCGGTTGGTCATGATCTCGTAGATGATGTTGGCCGGGTTGGCGTCGCCGCCGATGTTGTGCTTGCCGCCGGTCAGCCCCAGTGGGTTCGGACAGCGGCGCACGATGAACTCCGGCTTCGGCATCCGGCCGCTGTTACCCAGGTAGCAGCCCTCGAAGATCGCCTGGACAACCGGACGATACGCGGGAATAGCTTCGCCGATCTTCAGCCCAAGGTAGGTGTTCGGCGTCTGCGTGAACGTGCCCTTGTAGATGGTGACGCGGCCTTTGACGCCACCTTCCTGCTCCGCCTTGCCGAACAGGGTCGGCTGATTCATGTCGAACGTGATGGTGTCTGCCGTCGTCACGGTGTTGAACATCGTGATGTTCTTGTCGTCGAGGATCAGGCCGACGAACTCGTCCAGTTCACCGAAGCCGAGCGCGTGCTGCACGCCGAGGTGATACCGGAACCCGAGCGTCACCATCGTGCTCGACCACATGCCGGTCTTTTGCTTCTTCTTGATGGCCTCCGTCCGCATGTCACCGTACCAGGTGACGTTGGGGCCGCTGATCTTTACCGTTCCCCAAAACACAGGAATGACTCGACCTTCCGTGGCGGTCGGAAAGCCGAAGTCACCGAGGCTGCTCGGGCGGGGGTTTTCGATCTTGGGCTTCGGGCGCATCATCTCGCCGACGACGATTGCCGCAATCGCCCATACCGCCTGCACTACCCAAATGGGCCAGATCATGCCGTAGAACCTCCGATTACCACTTAATGAAGCCCCACGAGCCGTCCCAGCCCGCAGGGTTAATCATCTTTCGCCAGTTGGTAGTGCTGCTGCTGCTGGAACCTGCGTCTTGCGTGCCGAAGTTCGTCTCGTAGGGATTCAACTCAGGAACGAAATCGAATCCGAGCTTGCGGTCCAGGTTGTTGAACTTTCCGGCGCACGTTGCCTTGTCACGCTGACATCCGGCATATGCAGTCAGCACCGCGTCCGGCGCCAGGTTGAAGAACGGGTAGTTCAGCGTCAGCGTGTTGCCGACGTGCCCCACGATGTAACGACGCTCTCCGGTGAGGCCGGCTTCGATGTAGCCGTTGTTGAACCAGCCGTCCGGATGCGAGAGGAAAGATCCGGAGACAACGGTCAAGCCGGACGTGGTGTAGCCCTCCGCAACCGTGGCGAAGAGGGACCGCAGCACGCCGCAGCCTTCCTCGTACAGCGCCCAGTTGCAGCCGCTCTTGTAAACCTGCCACGGCACCTTGCGGCCGATGGACTTCATGGCCGGCTGGCAGTTGATCGTCGCCATGCCATCCGGCTCGAAGCCAACCGTGACAGCGGCGCCCGTGAAGAACGTGACCCGCTCCAGTGTGCCGTCGTTGCGCTGGAGGCGTTGAGCGATCAGCGCAACCGGACGAACCGGCAGATATGCGACGAACTGCCGGGCGAGGTTGCTGTCCGAGGGGACCTTGACCTGGATGCCGTCAGGAGCTTTCGCGCCGGACTGCTTGACCGACGTGCGCTCGATCACATCGGGCAAGTACGTGACCAGGCCGTCCACAATCGCGTCGTCGCCGGTAGTGAACGCCCACGTCTGTTGCGCCACGTCGTCCTTGAACAGCAGGAGTTCGATGGGCGCACCGTCGTACTTGCTGATCTCGTAGGTCTCGTAGGCCATCTCAAGTTCTCTTGTTCACCATCGTCGCGCTCGCAGTTGCAAGCCCCTTGCCGAGCCATGACAACGTGATGGAGTCGCCGCCGAGCCGGTACATGCCAAGGAAGCTGATCCGCTTCACGTCGGCCGGGTTGAAGTTTCGACCCGTGGTGGTGGTGAACACCAACCGGGTCAGCCCTTCCTCCGTTCGTGCGGCCGACTGTATACGACGTGCGAGATATGTGCCGTCCCTGAACTCGACGATGATGTCCCGGCGGGCCGGGTGAGCATTGACGAGGCCCTCGTAGCCGTTGGCAACGCAGTCGATGCCGGTGTCGGAGGACAGGACGGGCGCGGCCAGCGTGAAGTCCTCGACCCCGGAAGGCAGGTAGACCGGAACTGCACGGCCGCCGCGGCGCTTGAGCCAGCCCTTGAAGTTGGCGACCTGGGCGAAGTTCTTCAGTGTCCAGTCGTGGCTCTTGCTGATCTGCGAGAACCCCGAGCGGGTGAGCAGGGCGAACTTGCCGGTGCCAGTGTCCAGGAGGGCGCGGTCACTCGCCCACTCCGGATTCTGCGCCAACCCCCAGTTGACCCGATCACGGGAAAGCTCGACGGTCTGGTAGGTCGCGCCGGCCGCGCCCTCCGCGACATCCGGCGTGACGCTCGGCTCGCATTCCAGGCGCACCGGGATCTCCAGCAAGCGGTCGGTGTGCCGCGTGCCGGAGAGGGACGGGTTGAGCGCGGCGATGAAGGCAGGGTAGATGCGCGTGCCGGCACGGTGCTCACGCTCCAGGGGCGATGTCAGCGTTACCGAGTTGCCAACGATGCCGTAGATTTCACGGACCTCGACCTCCTGCGGGGACGCGTACACGGCGACCAGGCCGCCCTCGACGAAGCTGCGGTGCTCGGTGTCGAAGGTGAGAACGGTATCTCCTGCGGCCACGGCGGACAGCAGCTTGCTTTCCTCCGGCCAGCAGGGCATCGCGTACAGGCGGGAGTGCCAGCCGAACAGCAGCGACTCGAACAACTGCATGTCGAATCGCTCGACCAGTGCGGTGTAGTCGTAGTTGCGGCGAGGACGCTCACGCAGGCTGGCGGTCTGCTCGCTGCCGTCGTGGTTCGGGATCACCGTGGACTTGTACTCCAGCGTCTCGTTCACGCCGGACTTCCAGTTCGGCGGGAACGCGAACGGCACCACGCGGCGTCCCGTGATGGGCACGACGTAGGTGATGCCGTCGATCTCGAACGACATCTGTTCGTTGATCGTCGGCGGCCCGCTGACTTCGACCTCGACGCCGTAGGTGAAGAGGCCAAGCGCCGGCAGCAGTGCGGGAGTCGGGTCCAGGGCGTCCGGCGGCGTAACCGTGATGCCGATCATGTCGGAGGTCGTGAACGATTCGAGCGTCTTTGGTATCAGGTACGCGTTCCATAGCAGCACGTCGCGCGACTGCGACGACACCAGGTTGCCGATGTTCAACTGATTCGGGATCAGATGGATGCGGTAGTACCAGTCGTCGATGAAGTACGTGGACTTCGTGCCGGTGCGGTTCGTGTGGTAAGGGTTCGGGTACGGCCGCGTGATCGACGAGCCTGCCTTAGTGCTGGCGACATAGTTCGCCGGCACGCCGCCGATGTAGGCTCGCGTCAGGAAGAGGTTGTCGCTGGTGTACGGATCGAGAGCGATCTGTACCAGTTGTCCCTTCGCTCCGGTGAACGTCGTCATTGGTTAGACCTTGAGGTAGGCGAAGGCGTACTCGGACGAGTACACCTGGGTGCCGGTCGGGTCGTCGCCTTTGCGCGTGAACGGGAACACCTTCCACACGTCCGAGCCAATGGTGAACTCGTCGCCAGGCTGGAAGCGGCTCATATTGAGGAAGCGGATACCCGGCACCTCGCCGATCTCGGACCAGTAGCCGGACGCGCGCTCGACGCGGATCTTGATCGGCTGGATCGGCGTGATGCCGGACCAGGAGTTGATGGAGCGCTGATAGAACGCCTCGTTGGTGCGGTAGCCGTCGTTGCTGTCGTTCGATGCGTCGTTCGGACCAATGCCACCGTTGGCGACAGGCGTGCCGTAAGCCGCGCGACCGCAGAACGGAGCGAAGTAGTTGGCATTGCCGTCTACGTCGCACCGGACGCCGCCGCGAAAGCCGTTGTTGCCGCTGTCGGTGTCGAACATGCGGTGGTGGTACGAGCCCATGACTGCGTGCGGCTGAACCGTGTTGTGGTAGCTCGCCTCAAAGAACGTGCCACCAGTGAACGTGCCGAACTTCTGGATCGCACCGAAGCTGACATGCCGGAAGATGCCCGACGAAATCTCGAACGCGACGAAGATGCAGTTCGAGTTCGAAAACAGGAACACATTAGAGAACGGGCCTGAGCCGCAGTTGGATTGCGCTTGGCTGACGGACTGGTTGGGCTGCAAGTCGCCGGCCGCCGCGCTGTCATAGTTCACGGACGCGCGCAAGTTGAAGAGGCTTGTCCCCACGTCCCAAATGTGGATGTAGTCGCCGCCCTTCTGCACGGTCGCACGACGGCCGCTGCCCACAATCGAGTTGCGGTGGACGGTCCAGCCGTTCGCACCCGCGAACGTAACGATGCGGTCGATCAGGTCCGAAACGGAGGTTGCGTTGGTCTGCTGATAGGCCACGTCGGTTTACTCCAGTGCGATAGCGGCGAAGTCATCCCACGACACGCGCATGACGTTCGGGATGACCAGATGGTTGATGCCACCGTTGGTGACGATGTTCTCGGCCGCATTGGCGAAGCCGCTCACCCGGAACACGCCTTGCAGCGCGCCAAGCTGGGCGAGGTACGGGTTCTGGCAAATGATGCTGACCTGTTCCAGGTTGTACGAGCCGTCGAGGTTCTCGCGGATCGGCGCGTTGTCGAACCGGAACGGATGCGTGTTGACGTTCTCGCGGGCGGGGCCGTAAATGCCGCCGCCGCCGCTGTCGAAGCGGTTGACGACACCGCGCCAGATCACGTCAGGGAACATCAGCGACGCGTTGGTCTCGCCCGGATCGAAGAAAGCGCTCATGTTCGGCGTCGCCACCGAATAGCGCCAGGTCGGAGTGCGCGAGCACGCTCCGATGAAGAGCGGGTACGGCCACAGGTTCGGAAGCACGTAGGGCAGGATGAATCCGCAGTACGCACTCATGTAGACCGACGCGACGCGCACGACAACGATGAAGCGACGCCCGTTCGCCACGAACCAGTACGGCATAGGCTGGTTCCAGCAGTTGAGCATGTAGTCGTGGGTTGAGTTGACCTGGCCGGCGTAAGACGTGGCCGGGTTCCAGGTCGTGAAGCCCGAGAAGTTGATGTTGTAGTAGTCGCCGCCGACGCTAATGTTCGCGCGCATGCCGACGAGGATCTCGTCGGTGCCGGCGCCAGGGCCTTTCATCACGATCTCACTCGTGTCCGTCAGCGTGCCGGTCGGGCCGCTGATCTGCGTCCACGCCTGGCCTGCCGCAACCAACGTCGAGTTGGTCTTGAGGAAGTCGCGCAGCTTGTTGTAGAGATCCAGGAAGTCGGTTGCGGTGCCGCTTGCGTATGCCACGATGATTCTCCGTTATCGGCCAAGGGCCGCCTGGAATGCGGGTTGGTTGGCGCGGATCAGGTTGACGATTGCCTTCACGCTCTTCGGCGAACTGCCGGCCGCCTGGAAGATGCTGTCCACATCGACAGCGTTGTAGATCGAGATGGCCTGGCCGCCGAGTCCGCCGTTGTTGCGGTGACGCGGATCGTTCTCGGTGAGCATCTCTTCGCCGCGCTTGGCGACAATCGGCACCTCGTCCGGACCCAGGCCGACGACGCCGCCCGTGTGATACCGCTGCGCGGCAGCGAAGATCATCGGGTTGACGTTGCGCGTCTTGGCCTGCTGACCGGAGATACCGCCCGTGTGCTGCGAGCCGGCAGCCATCTTCGCCGCTGCGCCGAGCCACGAGCTAGACCCGGCTGCGTTCTCGATGGCCTTCAGGAGCAGCACCTTGAGGATCGCCTTGCCGATGCCGACCAGGAAGTCCGCGATGAACGAACGGAACGTATCCCAGGCGCTCTTCAGCGCGTCCTTGAACGAGCCGACACCCTTCACCATGTCGGCGATGCCGGACAGGAACGCGTGCGCCGTGTCGGTCAAGCCGTTGGCGATGTCCTCCTGGTACTCAGCCAGCTTCGCCATCGCTTCGCTGACGGCTTCGACCTTGCCCGGCACCTCGTCCATGCGGACGAGCAGATCCTCGATCTCGGTCTTTTCGAGAAGCGAGAGATCCGCCGTGGCGAGGAACGCCTGCAACGCCTTCAGCTTCTCCAGCACCTTTTGCTGGAACTCAAGCTCGGTCTTGTACGTCTGCTGCTGCGCGTCGTAGTCGGTGATCGCGTTGGTTTCTTTGCGGCGCTCGATGTCCGCCAGCTTGCGATCACGCAAGTCGATCAGGTTGTTGATCTCGCGCTCGCGCTGCTCGATCTGCTTCAGCAGCACTTCACGGTTGGTGTCCGTCTGCGCCTGCTTCTCGGCGGCGGCCTGCTGCGCGTCGATGCTCTTCTTCGACGCGATGATCTCGTCGGCGAGCTTGTTCTGGTTGTTCTCGCGCAGCTTGTCCGCCAGCTTGTCGGCAGCGCGGCGCTTCTCGTCGTACTCTTCCTTGAGCAACTGGAGGCTGATCTCCAGCGACGCGCGCTCGTTACCTTCGCGCTTGTCGAGGATGTCCTTCTGCTGCTCCAGGTCGGCTTGACGCAGGTTCGCCAGGAACTCGGCGGCTTCGCGCGCGTTGTCCTCTGTCTTGTCCTTCTTGGTCGAGCCGTCCTTGTTGTTGCCGTCGAGCAGGATGTCGTTCGGGTCGATCTTCGGCGTCGTGCGCAGCGGCTTGTTGAGGATCATCGTCGCATCGACGACAGCCTCGTTCGCGGCCTTCAGGTCGGCTTCCGCCGCCTTGAGCGCTTCCTCTGCGACGGTCTTGGTGATGCCCTGGCCGAGCAGCGCGCCGCCTTGCGCGGAACGGCCGCCCATGCCGTCGTTGTTCATCCGGCTCTGCGACTGGATAAGCTCCAGGTTCGCCTTGGCCTGTGCGATGGTGGCCTTGGCCGCGCTGATACGCGCCACGGCTTCGGTCGCCAACTGGCGGTTACGCACGATGGCGCGCTCGGCCTCGTCCTTCGCCGCCTTCGCCATCTCGACGTTGTGGAGATGCGTCGCCTGGATGTCCTTGAGCTTCTTCTCGGCAGCCTCGCGCGCAGCCTTGGCCTGCTCGAACAGGCTCTTCGCGTGGTCGGTGCCCTTCTTCGTGGCCTCCGCCTTCGCCTTGGCTTCCTGATCCTCTGCGTGCTTGAGGCTCATCTGCGCATCGGACAGCGCATCCGCCGAGCGCGCAGCTTCAGCCGCGGCGGTCGTGGCCTTGTCTACGGTCTCCTGGTTCTTCTCCAGTTCCGCACGGAACTTGCGCGAGGTCTCTTCGACTTCGCGCATGCCCGATGCGTAGATGGCGTAGGGGATGGCCGCCGCAGCAGCGCCGGCACCCAGGCCGAGAGTCGCCGCGCCGCCGAGACCGGCTAGGCTGGTGATGCCGGCGGGGATCTTCATCCCCTTCAGCTTGTCCGCGAGGTCGGCCACGAACTTCAGCGCACCCTTCGCGTCCTTGCCGAGCGTCACCAGGCCCTTCGCGCTGCCGTAGGCCCATCGCGCGATGTTGATGCCGACGAGGATCTTCGCCGCCGTGATGATGAGACCCAGGTTCTTCGCCGCGCCGAGAGCGACCGCGCCGATGAAGCGGATCAGGTTGCCAAGCTCACGCGCGAACTCAGCGCCTTCCGCGGACTTCAGGAACTTTTCGAGCGCGGCGGCGACATCGCTTACGGCCTTGACCAGCGAGTCCTTCGCGATGCCTTCCAGGAAGTCGTCGAACGCGGTGTTCAGTCGGCCCAACTGCGCCGACATATTGCGCGACGCCGGCACGACCTGGCCCTGCACCTGAGCGGCGTACTCCTTCGAGAACGCGAGCAGCGCCTTCGACGACACGCGACCCTGCTCCAGGAGCTTGTCGAGTTCGTTGAAGCTCTTGATGACGCCCGCGTTCTGCAACGCACGCGCGAACGTGGTGTACGCGCCGGGCAGCACGTCACCCAACTGGCCGCGAAGCTCTTCTGCCTGCACCTTGCCCTTCGAGAGGATCTGCTCAAGCGCGCGGAACACGCGCTCGTTGCTCTCGATGGACAGGTTGTTGACGCGCGCGACTTCGGTGAAGTTCGAGAAAATCTCTCGGACCTCTTCGACTTGCAGGCCGGCGGCCTTGCCAGCGATGGCAAGGCGGGAGTAGTTCGTACCGAGTTCCGTCAGCGAGAAGCCGAGACGGTTGGCCTCTTCGCGGAGGAAGCGCAAGTCGTCCGCCGCGGCTTCCTGGCTGTTGCCATTCGCCACGAGCAGACGGGTGTTGAGCGCCAGGCGCTCGTTGTAGACGTTGAGTGCTCGACTGCCGGTGGAAATGACGCCGAAGATACCGACGTAGCCGGCCGCAATGGAAAGCAACTGACCGCGGACGCGCTGCGCCAGCGACAGCGCGGTACGCTGCGCCTCTGCACCGTTCTTCACCGCCCGCGCGTGACGCTCTTCCGCGGTCGAGGTGTTGCGAAGCGCGGCGGCCAGGCGACCGAGCACACTGACGCTCTGGTTGCGGCGCGCGTTGAGGCGACCTTCCGCCTCGTCGGCGGCGCGCTGGATGCGGATCGAGCGCTCGGCGATGGCCGCCTTGCGCGCGTCGTTGACCGCGGACGACGATGCGCCGCCAGTGGCTCGCGCGTCGAACGTGCCGAAGCCGGTCTTGACCAGGCGCTCCGCCGCGGTGCGCTCGCGCACCAGGGCGCGGGCGGCTTCGCGACGCTTCTCGTCCTCTACGCGGAGGGCCTTGGTGAGCGCCATCTCGCGTTGCGCGTGGGCCTGGAAGCGGCTGAGCACAGCCCGCTCCTGCTCGATGCGCTGATTGGCCGCCTCGATGCGCTCACGGGTCGCGGCCTTCTCGGCGGTCTTGGTCCGCTCGATCTCAGCGCGGTACTCGCGCTGCTGCCGCGGCAACTGCTGGATGGCAGTGCTCGCGCGGCGGACGGCCGCGTCGGTCGCGTTGGCGAACCGGACGAGCGCACGCTGCGACTTCTCGGTGTCGAGACCGAGTTCCTTGATGCGGTCGCCCAGCTTCGAGGCTTCAGCCTGGGAGCCGGCGAGCTTCTCTTCCGCCTTCTGGACGGCAGTGCCGAGCGCCTTGAACTGCGTGGCCGCCTTGCCGGTCAGCGTCTCGCCGGCCTTCTGCTTGGCGTTGAACTCTTCGAGCGCGACCTTGGCCTGCTTCAGGCGGTCGGCGCTGCGACCCACGATGTCGTTGAGGTTGCGGAAGCGGTCGAGCAGCGCACGCCGGTCGGACAACGACTTCTGCACAACTTCGAGTTGCGCCAGCGTTGCGCGCAACTCGTCCATCTTGACTTTGGTGCGGTCGGTAGCAGCAGCGGTTTCCCGCTGCTCCTGCCGGATCTGGCGGAAGGCCCGCGCGACATCACCCAGCTTCTTAGTGCCGAGATCCTTCGCGCTGATTACAAGCTGGGTTTCAACCTTCTTCGCCATCGTCTGCGAGTCCCGTAACTAGCTTCTGGAAATGCTCGCTACCCTTCTCTGAGAGCACCGACCCGATTGCGTTCTGGATCAAGATCGCGTTCGTGGCTGCCTGCTGCTGCCACCTGGCGCGAGCGATGTCCGCCTCGCGCCAGAGCATACACAACGGATAGTGCCTTGCCTGCGGGTGCCCTTCCGCCATCAGGAAGGACACCTCACGCCGCATTCGGTTCAACCACCAGTAGCGGGACCGATCTGCGGAATCGTCGCCATCGTCGTCCGCATCCCCGTAAAGAGACGGCTGACGTGGCTTAGGAACTTTTTTAGGGCATCGGCCTCCGCGAAGGTCATGTCGCCCACGATCATCAGCGCCTCCACCAGGACGGGGAACGGCATCTTGCGGACCAGGGCTTCGGTCTCCGCGCCAGGTTCGTCGGCGGCCAGGCAGATCACCTTGGCGACCAGACCGGGCACATGCTGCACGGCCATCAGCGCCAGTGCTTCAGTGCTGGTGTCGCCGCCATCGGAGGCTGCACCGTAGAGGTCGATTGCGGTTGCCAGGTCGTCGCGCGCTTCGGTCACGAGGCGTGACAGGTCATCAAAGCTCAGGCCGTGGATGTAGGCGTCGCCGCCGGAGAACGCGATCTTGCGAGTCTCCTGGTGGAAGTCTTTCAGTGCCATGTTGGTTCTCTCGGAAGGGTTGATCGGATGCACAAAGGGCGGCCCGACATGGGTCGGGCCGCCCTTCAACTACTCAACAGCGATTACGGGTTGAACGGACGGCCATCGACGTAGATGGACTCGGTAACGTCGTCGAGCTTCTGCACGTCGATGTTGAAGCCGATCTGCTGCCACTCTTCGCCCTTCAGCGCGTACTCGCCGTTGGGCGAGAGACGGCAGGACGGCATGTAGTAGTCGAACAGATCGCCCTTCGGGTTGGTCGCCACGAAGCGCAGAGCACCGTCGATGGTTGCGTTGCTGGCGGTGATGATGCGCGTGCGGTTCTTGGCGAGCAGGCTGAACTCGACAACCAGGTCATCGCCCTCGATCACGGTGACGCTTTCCGGCTTGATGTAGATGCGAGCCAGTTCGGCGTCCAGTTCGTAGTCGGTGTTGAGCACCAGGGTGGTGACGCCCTTCTTGACGACGACGGTCGCGATGGAGCGCACGCCGGACGGGTTCGCGGTCGAGCGGCCCACCTGGTAGTAGCGATCCTTCTTCACGTCGTTCAGCGCGTAGGTCTGGCCGGCAGCCGAAGCCTGCACCAGGGCAGACGACGAGCCGAGCAGGAACAGCGCCACGTTCTCGGGGTCGATGTTGTCGGTGACGAACGCGCCGGTACGGTTCAACTGCAACAGCACCGAGTCGTCCTTCGTGCGGACGCCGCCGTCCGAGTCGAAGTGATCGAGCGACTCCGATTCGATGGTCAGCGACAGCGACGGCGTGTTGCCGATGTACCGCTCGCCGGTCAGGGTCTTGGTGTTGGGGAGGAACGCGTCGAAATACAGACGGCCCTTGCCCAGGGTGTACTTCTTGTTCGCCATGACGAATACCTCTAGTGGTTAATGAAACTGGTGGTTGAACCTTACGGGTCCGAAAGATCCTCGGCGTAGCTGAGCACGATGCGGATGTAGAAGAATGCTCGCGCCGAGTTCTCGTCCGGTGGCCTGACCGTTCCCGGCTCCACCGCTAGGTCTGCGATCTTGCCGCCGAGCATATACATCGGATTCCCTGCGGGATACCCGTCGTCCATCAGCACGGCGAGGCGCTTCTTTACGTCCGCCATCAGCAGGTGCGCCGGGTCGGTCGGGTTCGCGTCGTCGTCCACGGCCCAGCCCTGAAGCAGCAGGACCCATTGCTCTTTCTGGACGCGTCCACCATCGGTTGCCCGCGGCTCGCGATCCGGGTTGAGCGGCTCCAGTAGGTTGAGGCAGGGGATCGGGGTCTCGGCGCCGAACGACGACCGACCGCGCCACACGCGGTCGGTCAGGTCGTGCGCATAGCCGTTGGCCGGCGTGATGCCGGCCAGGTGATCGCAGAGAGCCTTCAGGGTGTCGAGCCGCTTGCTCATACGTCGAACCTCGCCATCTGCCGGAGGAACTCTTTCTCCAGCGCCAGTGACACGTCGGGAAGGATCTCAGCGTTGACGCTCTGGAAAACCTGCTCGACGCTCGGCGCGTACAGGACGGCAATGCCGGGTCCTGTCTTGGCGCCAGTGTGCTTGTTCTCCAGGGTCTCGCCCTTCTTCAGGCGGACGGCGATACCCAGGTTGTAGTTGTCCTGCGTCAGCGCGGCGCCCTTGCGCAGCTTGATGTAGAAGGCGCGCTCGCGCAGCACCTTCGTCAGGCCGCGGTGGACGCGCACGCGGACAGGCTTGCGCGTGTTGAACGTGACGGCGCCAGTGGCGAAGCGGGCGAGCGAAGTGGCGCGCGGACGCGCACCGATGATGCCTTCGTTGTCGCCCGGCTTCGGGAACTTGGTGATGTGCAGCGGCGCATTCTGATCGGCGGGGTTGCCGATGTACGCCTGCGAGAGGTTGACCTGGCGTGCGATCTCGCGCTTCGCCATCGTAGCGCCCTGCTTGGTCGCGTAACGGACGGCGAATCGCGCAGCCTGGTCGGCCTTCTGCGGCAGCGACTTGAAATACTTCTCGACGGAATCGAGAGCGCGCAATTCGATGGTAATCATTTGGGCTTGACCTCGCAGACGACGATCACGTCATCGTCCGGCTGGATCACGAGGTCAACGGAGAACTGGCGGCCGGAAGCCATCGTGACGAGGCCCAGGCGTGCCGGCGTGACTTCCTCTTGCAGGAACACGACGCGGCTAATGTCGATCACGACTTCGCCGTAGCCCTCGCGGTCGAGGTCTCCGGCGCGTGCGATCTGCGTGTGCAAACGAACCATGCACGGAACCGGCACTGCGCCCACGAGGGGCGCAGTGTAGGTTGCAGGCACGGCGAACTGCTGGTGAACCAGTCGGCGAGCTTGCTTGCGGGTCTCGTCCCAGGCCACCGTCGTTCGCCCTTACAGGTCGGCTTCAGCAGCAGGCTTGGCAGCGGCCTTGGCAGCAGCCTTGGCGGCCTTCTTGTCGGCTTCGCTCTCTTCGACTTCTTCGGCGTGGCCGCCGTCGATCAGCGACTTCGCGTGCTCGGCTTCGATGTAGAAATCGACGCCCGGCAGGGCCAGTTCGTCCTCGCCCGCGCCGTACTGGATGGCGACGTTCGCCTTCAGCTTGATCTTTGCCATGTTCGTTATTCCTCGTTCTCGGAAGAAGCCCGCCCTAGCGAACTAGGGCGGGCGGGTGTGGCCTCTAAGGGCCTCGCTGGCTTATGCCAGCACCTTCGCCACGACAGCGGCGTTCGGCTGTGCCACGACCATCAGCGGCGCGCTCTGCGTCATGAAGAACTCGCCGGCCGGATCGTTCTCGACCCAGTTCGACGGATGCACTTCGACAGCCTGGTAGCCGGCGCTCGGGTCGAGGATCGCACCGAAGCAACGCACGCCCTGGAGACCGGCCGGCGACAGCAGCGCGATGGACTTCTGATCCATCAGCGAGACGTTGGCGCCAGTGTCATCCTGGTACAGGTCGTTGTAGGTGTAGACCGACCACGGGCCGATGGTGCCGCGGAACTGGATCGCTTCGCCGTTGGTCGGCTGGAAGATGTCCAGCGTGGCCTTCGCGCCAGCGTAGTTCGTGTCCAGCGCGTCCTTCACGTAGGACTTCTTGCGGAACACGTTCCACACGGTCACGCCCATGATGAGCACGGTCGGCGCAGCGCCGGACGACTCAGCGATCAGGCCAGCCCAGGTCTCCAGGTTCTCCAGCGCGTTGACGGTGGCGTCGTTCGCGGCGTCCCAGGTGGCGCCGCCCGCGAGGACGATCTGCTGGTTGGCGGCGCGGCCGAAGTCCACAACCTGCGTCGGGTAGTCATCGCCCGAGACAGTGACCTTGCCGGTCAGCACGGCTTGCGCGGCCATCCACTCACGACGGCGGACGTGCATCTCCATCTGGTCGCGCAGCATGTCGGCGACGATGGCGTCACGACGGGCCTGCGGCGACATGGTGCCGGTGTACGGCTCGCCCGGACGACGCTTCAGCGCGCGGTTCGGATCGAAGGCCATCTTCGGCTTGACGTAGGCGGGCGAGAAGCGCTTCGTGGTGAAGCCCTTGTCCTTCATCACCTTGCCCTGCACGGTCGGCGCGACGAACGGAGCCAGGCGACGGCCGCCGGCAACCACGTCGAAGTCGATGTACTCGGTCGTGAAGTTCTTCGCGGTGGGGAAGCACAGATCCAGCCAGAACGTGTTCAGCGGCTTGATCGTTTCGATCACGCCCTGCAACTCGGTGGTGTCGTACTGCAAGTTGGCAGCCATTGGGGATTACTCCTAGAGAATTGAACTGTTGGTTGATTAGCCGGAGTAACCCAGCTTTTGCACCGTGATACCGCTGTTCAGCGGGAACGCGGCGAGCTTCAGGGCTTCGGTGGAGAACGAAGCGTCGAACACAACCCAGTCGAGGTTGAAGTCGCCCTGGATGTAGACGGCGAAGTTCACGTCGCCCGGCACGGTGTTGACGGCTTCCGGCAGGATCGCGCACGGGATGTTCGAGCCATCGACGGCGCCGGACAGGCACGGGATCAGCTTGCCGGAGGCAGTGACCTTGCCGAGAACGGTGCCGGCGGGGATGACGGCGCCGGCCGAGACCTTGGCGATGGTCTGCGTCAGGGTCTTGATCTCGCCGGAGTCGGCGTAACGCTGTTCGGGGGTGTAAGAACCCGCCGACAGATCGGAAGAAGCGATGGGAGTAGCCATTGTTGTAGCTCCAGAGGTCAGGGGTTCTTTTGGGGATTACTGATCCAGGCGACGGCCGGTGGCCGCAGCGTAGGCATCGGCGACGCGCTTCGCGGTCGAGACCGGCTGGCTTTCGCCCTCACCGCTCTCGGCCGAGACTTCGGGATTGCCGTGCGCCATTGCAGCGGCAAACGCATTGGCGGCAGCCGGCTTGGCGGCCGGCGCAGCAGCCAGGATCGCGACCGCGGCGTCAACGCCCAGGTCGGTATTCAACGCGAGGTGGTTGGCGAGGTCTGCGCGCTCCTTGGCTTCCGGCGATTCGAGGATCGCCTTGATGCGCTCGCGCTCGGTCGGCGCAGCCGCGGCGGCCGGCGCATCGGCAACAACAGCCGGAGCTTCGGGCGCAGCCGCCGCGGGCGCGGCAACGGGAGCGGCAGCCGCAACTTCAGGCATGCCGCCTTCGGCGTTTTCGGTGTTCACGGGCGTGGTCATTTCATCGAACTCCTGGGAAGGTGAGCCTGAAAGCTCGTTGGCGAAACTCGCGTAAGACGCGGTGGGTGCGGCTACGCGGTCGATCAAGCCGTTCTTCTTGGCCTCGTCTGCGCCGTAGGTTCGGGCCTCAGTGCCCTTGACCTTCTTCGCATCCAGGCCGCGGTTCCGGGCCACGGTCGCCACGAACTTCTCGTAGGTGGTGTCAATTCGGGCCTGTATATCGGCCCGCACGTCGTCAGGCAACGGCTGGTAGGGATTGCCGTCAACCTTGTGCTTGCCGGCATAGATGAAGGAGACCTGGATGCCGTTCTCCTTGAGCGCCTTCGAGTAATCGACGTGCATGGTCACGACGCCGATGGAGCCGGCGCCGCCGGACGGGGTGACGGAGATCGAGTCGGCCGCGCTCGCGGTGGCGTAGGCGGCCGAGTAGCAGTTGGCGTTGACGAACGAACGCACCGGCTTCTTGCCGCGGTTGGCGTAGATGTGGTCGCTCAACTCGAAGCAGCCATGCACCTCGCCGCCGTAGCTGTCCACGTCGAGCACGATGCCCTGCACGGCGCTGTCGCCGAGCGCGGCATCGAATGCTCCGCGGATGTAGTCGTAGCCGGTGACGAAGCCCCAGGTGCCGTTGAAGCGGTTGATGAGCGTGCCATGCACCGGGATGATCGCCATGCCCCCAGCGAACGCATACGGCTTGCGCTCGGCGCGGTCGTCGCCGAACAGCGCGGCGTAGGTGGTGAGGTAGTCCTGCTTCGGACCTTCCTTCTCGGCGAGCATCGTGCTGACTGTCTCGCCAAGGCCGGTGAAGTTCGGGGCGATCAGCATCGGCTCACTGCCGAGCCGCCCCAGCAGGCCGTAGCCTGGATTGAAAATGGTCATTTCTTTTTGCCCTTGGACTTGGATTCCTTCGAGGACTTCTTCGGCGCCACGTCGTTGTCGCCCGGCTCTGCATCCGTATCCGCAGATGCCGCGGCCGTCGCCGCAGTGGCCTCAACGTCCGCAGTGAACGTGAGGTCGAGTTCCTTTTTCATCTTCTCTTCGCGGGCGCGCTGGCGGAACACGCGGCGGAAGTCCTTGCCGGTGCGGCCGATCTCGTCCTCGTAGGTGGACAGGCCACCAGCGATTCGATCCAGGGCGGCTTGTGTTTCCTTGGCCTCGTCGATCTGGCCGCGCGCAGCACCGATCCACTCGCAGCGCGTGAGCGCCTCTTTGTTGAGGCCCTCGTAGAAGAACGCCGGGCCGGCGCCCTTCGGCAGCGGGATCTCGCCCTTGTTGATCGCCTCTTCCAGCCACAGCGAGTAGACGTTGGTCGCGAAGCGATCCGCGATCATCTTCTTCTTCGCCTGCATCGACTTCCAGGTGTGGAGCATCGACGCGCGGGCGGACGAGTAGTTCGACTGGCTGTAGTCGCGCGAGAACTCTTCGTAGCTCAGGCCCAGGGACGCGGCGATCTTGCGCAGCAGGCTTTGCTCGAACGCGTCGCCGACGCCTTCCGGCGCGGTGGCGCGCGTGAAGTTGAGCTTGGTGCCGGGGAACAGGTGCGGGATCTTGATGCCGTCGAGGTGCAGCGCCTTCGAGCCGCCGCCGTACTCGGCAAGCTGGTTGAGGAACGTCGTGATCGCCGAGCCGTCGCCCGCGCCCATCTGCTCCCAAATGACTTCGTTGGGGAGTTCGGACTCGATGGTGGCGGCGTAGGTGGCGTTGAGCACGGCGTTCTGGAGCACCACGTCCGAGAACTTGCTCGTCATCTTCATCTGCTTGAGCGCGGCGGCCATGTCGGCGACACCGCGGCTCTGGTCGGGGCGCAGGGCCTCGAAGATGTGGATGACCTGGAGACGGCCCCAAGGCTTGCGCGCCTTGACTTCCTTCCACGTCCACTGATCGCCGTCCATGTAGTTCTCGGACGGGTGGCGCGAGCGGAAGAAGTACGAGAGCGCGGCGCCGTACTTGTCGCGCTTGATGCCGCGGCGGAGCGTTGCGGTGTCGGACTGGTTGCGCGGGTTGCTCAGGCGATCCGGGTCGATCATCTGGATCGCGGTCGAGTACGGCCGGCGCTCGGCCTCCGAACGCAGCCACTCCGCGGTGCCGAGCACTTCGCCGGTCAGCACCGAGCCGGCGACGGCCAGGCGCACCAGGCCGGTGAAGTTGTTGCGGCGCGCGGCGTCAGGCCAGTTGTCTTGCGACTCCGCCCACAGCGAGAACTTCGACTCGACGACGCGCTGGAACTCTTCGGCCCAGGCTTCGTCCGCACCCATTGCCTCGAAGTCCGGCTGCGCGTTGAGCACGTACTGACCGCCCACGATGGAGTCGCGATGCGAGGCCACGGCGCCGAGCGCGTAGCCGTCGTTGCGCACCATGTCGCGCGAGCGCGCGTCGATCATGGGCTTGTCGTGGTTGAGATCCAGGTCGGGCGAACGCAGGGACGGTTGCCAGGTCGCAAGCTCGCGACTGGTCTTGGCGGCGCCTTCGTAGCCGCCGTTGGCGTGCTCGATGGTCTTGGCCGGGTTCAACTTAGGGTTGCGGATGATCTTCGCCATGTCGGCTCACATGAAGGGGGTCATGGGCCGGCGCGAGCGCGGCGCGGAGGTTGCTTCAGCCGCGATGGCGGCCTGGAGTTCTTCGATGTACGCCTTGAGCGCGTCGCGGTTGGCCGCGGTGTACGTGATGCGCTCGCCGTTCTGATCCACGACCTCACGCGCGCTGTTGCCCAGCAACAGGTTGTGGTAAGCCGTCTGCGCGGCGTCGAGCCGCTGCTGAAGGGTCAGGTTCATGCCAGCTTCTCTCCCAGGTCCGCGAGCGTCTTATATCGGCCAGCAGGGGGTGTCACAACTAGGGCCTTCGGGTCAACCGTGTACTGGGTGTAGAACGGGTTGCTCGATTCCGGGCGCGGAGCCGCGGCCCAGTCGGGCGGCGTCACCCAGTTGAGGCGGTCGATCTTCTTGTGCCGGAGGATGCCGAGCAGGTAGGTCGCCAAGTCCCACGCCTCGTTGCGCTGGCCGCTCGGCTTCTCCCAGCCCTTCGGCGTGCGACGCTCGGCGCACATCTCGGAGAACCACTCATCCGGCAGCCAGTCCGGCCACGTCAACTGGCTGTCCTCGTCGGATCGCTCCAGGAGGTTGTTGAGTTCGTCCTTGAGCAGGTTGACGTTGAGCATCAGCACCGGCACGTCGCCGCGCGACAACGCCTTGTTGTCCTTCTTCTGCGCGTCAGGGTACGAGATGCGCGTGCGCGGGGCATCGGGCTTGTTCGCCTCACCCTTGATGAGGTGGACGCGGCCATGCACGCCGTCGCCGAACTTGCGCAGCTTGCGATACCAGTCATATGCGTTAGCTGTCACGCCCGCGCGACCGCCGGAGTCGCAGCCGAAGAACGCGACGCGCAGCTTGCCGGAGCCATCTGCCATCTCGTAGGATCGCGCGAGGACTTCCTCAGTCACGAGGTCCCAGTCCTCTAGGAACGCACCTGGCTTCACCCACAGCGAGTCGCCGTCGTCGTCCTTGCGCTTCGACTTGCGGATCTCGAAGCGGTCGATCACCACGGCCTTGAACGGTGCGTCCGGGTGCGGGCCGACGCCGAACACCTGGACGACCCACATATTCTTCTGCACGTCCGCCGTCGCGACCAGGAAGCGCACGCCTGGCGGAACCGACTTCTCCGGCAGCGGCAACGCCGATGCCTTCAGTTCGTCCGGCAGGCGCTCGCGCTCAGATCCGCGCGGGAAGAACGCTTCGCCCTGGTCGGTGTTGACCGTGGATTTGAGCGCTTCCTGCGAACCAGTTCGCTGGAACTCCTGCTCGGCCAGCAGGTAGCGGCTGACGAGATCCTTCCACTTCGCGAACGTGGCGGCAGGACCCTTGAGCCAGAAGCTCGCGATGTCCGAGCGCGTAGCGGTGCCGGTGACGATGCGGTTGCGGTCGATGTTCTGCCCGTCAGCGAGCCAGATACCGCCTTCGTTGAGCGAGTACCGCTGCTCGGACGTGACGCGGCCTTTGCAGTGCGGGCACAACATCGCTGCGGCCTCTGCGGCTTCCATCACGTCGGCGGTGTCGGGCCAGGTCAGCAGATCGAACGACGGCTCGAAATGATCGAGGCATAGCGGACACTGCCAATACCAGCGGTGGCGATCACCGCGGTTGTAGAGAGCCAGGATGCCTTCGGTCGGCGGCGCCTCGTGCAGCGAGCGGCGAATCCACTTCGGGTCGCGCACCTCGAAGCCGGGCGACGACTCGGCCACCGTCATCGACGCGCTGCCGAACGTCGTGGTGCGCTTGCGCGCCAGGTCGAACGGCGAACCTTCGCCATCGACGTTCATCGGCATGCGGTCGTAGTCGGTGAGGAACGTGCGGCCGATAGGACGGCCGGACAGTTCGTTGATCGACGGCCACGACAGCGTGAGGATCATGCCACTGCGGTAATACTTGTCGAACGTGTTGTCGCTGTCCTTCGACGGCATCAGACGCTTGCCGACTTCCGGCGAATGCCGGTGCAGTCGATCCACGCGTCGGCGCGAGAAGTCGCGCGCCATCACGTTCGAGGTCTGGTAGAGGATCATGTCCATCGGGTCGCAGACGACGCCGTAGGTCAAGTAGTTCAGGAATAGCTCGGTCTTTGCGCACTGCGCAGGGCCGGCAAAGACCATCGCGTTGTAGAGCCGCGAGGTCATCGCTTCCATCGGCTTCACCATGTACGGCACTTCCTTGTTGAACCAAGGGCCGACATAAGAGCCAGGGTTGTTGAGCATCCGGTACTTCTCGGCTGCGGTCGCAACCGACAGTCGTTCCGGTGGGCGCAGCGTCTCCGCCATATCGACGAAGAGCGCGCCAAGGTTATTGAACGCACCCATCACAGACCCTCATACGGATCGTGATCGCTACCGAAGTTGTTCGACGGATCAGGCTCTTCGTCGTCATCGAACGAGACCATCGGCGGACCATTCTCGAACGTCTCGTCGCGCTCGCCGTCGAGCTTCATCTCGGCGAACAGCGCGATGATCTGCTCGTGCAGATCCTCCAGTAGCGAATCGGACATGCCTTCGATGATTGCGCGCTGCGCATCGGTGAGGCCGATCTGTCGTTCGGTGGTGTCGGCCAGCAGTTGCACGCGCTGGCGGATCAGCTTGAACAACTCGCCGATTGCCATCTGCACGCGCGTGGTGTGCCACAACTGTCCTGCATCCTCCATGTACTTGAGACGGCTGTTCTGCGCGTCCCAAAACTGTTTCTGGAGTGCGGGCGGCACGTCCTGCGGTCTCAGGTTCTTGATGTACTCCGCCATGTCGCCTTTCGGCTTGACGAGCACTTCGGCGGCTTCGCGCAAGTCGTAGAGCGGCTCGGCTTCTTTGCCGCCGACCGGCTTGAGGTTGGCGACCTTGCGGCGGACGGTGTGCTTCGAGCAGCCGAACACGTCGGCCAGGAGCGAGACCGGGAGGCCGCGCGCCACCAGGTTGCGGAGATCGGTTGCGGTCGGGGCGACACTCACGAGACGCGCTCCCGCACAAGCTCCAACAGGAGGTCGCCGGAGATCCGCGCCAGGGTGTCCGCGTGCAGCGCGACGTAGCTCGGGATCGGCAGACCGCCGGCCTTATAGGCCGCGTAGGTTGAATAGGCCACACCCAGTAGACGGGCGCACTGCTTAGGTGAATAGGCCGTCCGGTGTTCAAGCCGGTGGAGGCAGTTGGTAGATTCCATGTGGCAGAGGTATATCGGACGGCGAGACTGGCCGGCAAGCGGCAGTCTCGGCGGACTCTCTATCGCATAGAAATCAGAGGCAAAAAGAAGGGCGGATCAACTTCGATCCGCCCTTCTCCACACCTTCCGAGGGTGTTGCGGCTGACGAGGATCGAACCGCAAGCGAACGGTATTGCTCGCGGGTCGCCCGGTCAACTGTTAGTGCATGTCATCCATGAGCACCTGACGCGACACGCGGATCTCGCGTAGCGCCTGGTTGCCGACGACGTAGTTGTTGCCCTTCTTGACGACCTCGATCACGTTGCCAGTGCGCTTGCGCTGGCGGTACTGGTCGATCACCGCGGACGGCAGATCCACGAGGCGGACGTGCATGTCGGCTTCAGCGATCACCACTATGCAGTGGATGTCCTGATACTCGAACGGCGCGCTCACCTCGAAGTGGTCGTTGATGTGAGCGGCGAAGCACACATGGATCGCGGCTTGCTCGCCGTCAACAATGGTGTAGAGATCAACTCGATCTCGCCGCGGGTCGTTCTCGCTGGCGAACGCGCAGTGCGCGCCGGACAGAGACAACAGACCGTAGACGAAGTGAGTGGCCGCGTTCGTGCGGCGCGTCGTCATGCGTCGCTGGTGTGGCGTCTGTTCCTGGACTTGACCGAGCGCCAGGTAGGCTTCGTCAACGTCGAGGATCTTCGCCAGCTTCTTCATCTTCTCCGGGCGCGGCAGTGAATCGCCGGAGAACCACTTACGCACGGCTTCTTGGGTGACACTCAACTTGTCCGCGATATAAGCCTGGCGTCCATGACCATAATCGGGGATGTCGGGCGTCTCGTCACAAATTTTCTTCAGGCGGTTGCTGAAGGTATCGGCTCGGGGAGACATGACACGGCACCACAGTTGGTTGAAGGTGACACCGAATATCGACTCCCCTTTGTTAATGATGGGTGAAAATTGGGGTCTATCACCCATTAGGGTTATATGCTCAACCTGTCGCTGAGACGCGCTACGTAGCCCTTCATGGCCTGCAAAAGGCCCTCTTGCGTTGCGTTCTTGGAACGCAGTACCCCCAAAATAAGCTCGTCGATGGTGCCCTTAGCCACAATATGATGGATGTAGGTGGTGAGACGCTGGCCCTGGCGGTAGAGGCGGGCGTTGAACTGGAGGTAGAGTTCCAGGGAGTAGGTGAGGCCGTACCAAACCACGCGTCGTCCGCCGTCCTGGAGGTTGAGTCCGTGGCCGGCACTGGCCGGATGCGCCACGAGCATCTTGATCTTGCCCTCATTCCAGCGGTCGATGACGCGCATGTCCTTCTCCAGCGCAACCGCGTCGGGGAAGGCTTTCAGGATGGCGTCGCGGTCGGACTTGAACGCGTAGGCGACAAACAACGGTTCGTTGGTTTCCTCGACGATGCGGCGAAGCTCTTCGATCTTTTCGTCGTGGATGAAGTGGACGTTCTTTTCGGAGTCGTACACGCGGCCGTTCGCGTACTGCATCAACTTGGTGGCGACTGCCGCGGCACTGGTGGCCTCGATCACCTTGCCGTCGATGAACTCCTGAACCATGTCCTCTTCAAAGTTGTCGTAGGCTTCCTGCGAGTTCTCGGACAGTTCGACCTCGTTGATGAGATCGAACCGCTTCGGCATCTTGAGATAGTCCTCTGCCTTCATGGTGAGCATGATGTCGCGCAGCTTCTTCTGCACGATCTCGGCAGCGCCCTTCTTCAGCGCGAACTTGTAGCCGTCGCGATCCAGTTGCTTGAAATAGCGCATCTGGTATTCCGTCTTGGACGGGCCGAGACGCTGGCCGCCGTCGATGATGAACACCTGGCCCCACAGATCCAGGTAGCCGTTCGGTGCCGGCGTGGCGGACATGAGCACGACGCGGCTGGCGAGTGTGGCGAGCTTGCGCGCGTACCGGAACCGCTGCGTGTCGCGGTTCTTATACATGCTGCTCTCGTCGAGCACGATCATGTCGTAGTCGAGGCGGCCCTTCTGGTCGTACAACCACTGCAAGTTCTCGACGTTGATGATGTGGATTTGCACGTCCTTCTTCATCGCGGCCTTGCGCGTAGGCGCGTCTCCGCAGATCACGGAGTAGGTGAGGTGCTTGAAGTGTGCCCACTTCTTGATCTCGTCCGGCCATGTTTTCTTGGCTACGCGCAGCGGCGCGACGACGAGAACGCGCTTGACCTCGAACGAGTCGATGAGATCCGAGATGGCGGTGAGAGTCGAGACCGTCTTGCCAAGGCCGAGATCAAGCGTCAGGAAGCAGCGACGCACTAGGCACATGAACTCGACGGCGAGGTTCTGGTAGCCGTGTAGATCCTTGCGGTCGAGCATTGACATCAGAGGTCGCCCGCCAACTCTGCGTCGATGATGGCCTTGCCCTGCTCGATGGAATCAACCACATAGACCGTCAGACCGTGTGCGCGCATCTTCTTGTGCTCCAGGGCTTGCAGCGCGGTCGGCAACTTGCCCTTGGCCTTGAACTCGATCCAGAAGGTGCGCGGCTCTTGGCCCTTGCGCGCGAACGCGAAGATGCGGTCAGGCCCGCCGCGGTGATTCGGGTTGGCGTACTTGCGGACGAACATGCCCTTGCGCGCGGCGTAGTCGCAGACAGAGCCTTCGATCTTCTTTTCGAGCATGGTCGGTCACTTCTTGTAGAAGGGAGTCACTTCGCCGGCAGCAGCCAGCGGAAGTCCTGGTGCCCAGCTTATAGGACGGGCCATACATTCGATAAGATCCTCAAGCGTCAGTTGAGAGTCGAGCGGAACCTCTGCCACGATTTCATCGTGGACGTGCAACACGATGTCGAAACCCTTGGCCTTGGCGTTGCGCAAGCCTTCGGCCAGCACGTCGCGCGCGACTGCCTGCACCAGGTTCTCGACGATCTTGCCTGGGTGTGTGTAGACGCGGCCCCACTTCTTCGTGATCGGATCGGCGCCCTCGTAACTGAGCGCATCGACCAGCTTGACTTCCTTGATGATCTTGAAGGTCGGCTCGCCGAGTTCGTTCGTGCCGTCCGGCACCTTCTTCTCGAACGTGCGCTTGAGCTTCTCGACCTTCGGGCGGACGTAATGCAGACAGCGGCCGTTGGGTAGGCGCACGCGCAGAAGACCTTTCGCGCCGTTGAACACGACATGGCCTACGCGGATCGTCGTGTGGCTGCGCACAGCCTCCATCGCAGCCTCGCGCAGATCGTTCCAGTAGTTCTTGATCTCGGGATGGTTGTCGCGGAACACGCGCACGGACTCATGCGCCTGCTCGCGGGTCATGTAGATGCCCATCGCCTCGCCGTAGCCCCACAGGCCCGTGCGCATCAAGTCGCCCTTCTTGTTGAGCTTCTCGTCGCCGCCGCCGAGCATGTACGGGCAGCCGAGCACGGGCGGCTTGCCGAGGTTGCGCTCGGCCTTCGTCACTTCGTCGTAGGGCTTGTTGAACATGCGCGCGGCGAACACCTTGTACGGATCGAGACCCTTCTCGAACACGTCCAGGATCGACTTGCAGTTGGCGAGCCAACCGACCACGCGGTTTTCAATCGCGTTGAGGTCGGCGATGTAGAAGGTCTTGCCTTCGCCTGCGCGGAAGGACGAGCGCACGACGGATGCAATCGGGGAGATGGCGAAGCCGAACTCCATCAGGAGTTCGTCGTACTGGCCCTCGCGCACCATGTCCGTGACTTCGGCCTCGCGCTCTTCCACTGCCTTGATCGGGCGCGAGAGGTTGTGCGGCTGCGGATCGCGGCCACCCCAACGTCCCGTGCGCGCGGCGCCGTAGAACTGAAGCATGTTGTAGATGCGACCGTCCTGCGTCTTGCGCTGGATCGAGTCGAACTTCGACATGCTCGTCTTGGCCGCCTGCGCGCGGATGGCGAGCATGGTGCGGAGCACTTCATCGTCGCACTCGCGAATGGCGCGCTCGACGGTGGCCTTCTTCAGGTCGTTGTACGGGTAGCCGTGCTCGCGCGCCCAGCCAAGGAACGCAGCGCCGGTCATCGGGTTGGAGAGGCCGGTGTCGCGCTTCAGCAGGCGC